ACGGTCACGATCAAATCTACGATACTGATCACTGCGATAGAGATCACGCTCATTGAATTTTAGTCCATTGAATCTACAATAGTCACGATAAGCATCAAGATCATCAAAGATCTGATTCATTTCAGGAGTCATGCGTAGATATTTTTCAATGTATTTAGGCTGTGCCATTTTTGTCCTCTTTAAATTTTAATTGTTAAGTTAGGGTATTGAGTTTCGTATTTGATCAGTGCGCCATTTTCGCCATCTTCGGCTACTTCAATCCACACTGCACGATCAGGATAGCGAGATGAAATTTGATCATACAAATCATCAGCAATCATTTCGCAACTTTTATAATCCAAGCTTAAAACTGAGCTCTTATTATTGTTATCGGCGGAATTTCCCTTGGCATACAGGTTCTCCAACCACCTTTTGAATTGGATGAACTCGATGTCTCGGTCGTTGTGCCACACATCGATCCACACCCTAAAATGGAAAATGTGACGATGAGGTACACCAAGAAACGAAACATCATATTCATCACCAGTTGCTAGTGCAGGATCTGTTGCGGCTGCTGGGTATTTATGTATACCTTCTTTGCGAAAGGTAACCCAAATCTTACGCTCAGCGCGATCCTTAATTCGTTGTCTTTGTTCTTGTCTTGCTTGTTCTACTTGTTGCATTATTTGTCCTTGTCAGCGGGATATACAGTTTCATCACCTACATAGTCTTTCCAGTCAGTATAGGTACTGCGAGTCAGCAGTTCATTTAAGGGATGACACCAAACCCCAGTATTGGTATCGCCCCATGTGTTGTCGTCGATTTTTAGTGTAGCGTGATAGTTGTAAAGCCTAATATTGGGCAGTTTAACACTGATCATGGGAATAAATGTTTTGTAATCACACCAGGATCGTTCATGTAGATCTTTGGCATATTCTACACCAAAGTCCAGTGTAACCCAAAAGTCTCTAATCAGTAAGGGTTTGATCATGTCATCCCATGCTGCCCAGTCATAGGGACTCTGCGGATGGAAACTTTGACTGGTACCAAAGTACAAATGCCTAACATCATTTTCTAATGCCAGTTCTACAATTTCTTCAACTGGTTTAATACCTACCACAAAAAGTGTTCGTTCACCTTTCATGACAGTGTTTTCTACTTCAATGCCAACAAAGTAATCTACTTGTTGGCGACCATCTGTGTCAATTGCCATTATTTTCCCAATAAATGTAGCCCCTGCTGTAGTGCTGGGGACGGTTATGTGAATCACCAAAGGCTGATTGCCATTCAGTGTTTCTATTATAGCCCATAGTCCAAAAACTGTCAACTTCAAGTTGGCCAGACTTAATCCATTCTACTGCTGTTTCCATGCAGGTATGGAATATGGCTTTTCGAGGACTTGGCCTTACAGTAGTAATGCTGCGCCACAAAAAGTTTTCACTTTCTCGTTTGCTGATAGATCTGCTAACAGCATCAATTAAACAGCCGTTGTTAGCAATAATGTCTGCTTGTTCTAACCATGCGTGACTGTCTTTAAGATTGATAACAATATCATATTCTTTATCTGGCTGGTTTTTAAGCTCTACACCCGCTGCTTGCCACATGTGGCAATTACTGCTGCCAATAACATCTACTGGCACATTGATATTAAGATTTTTCAAAGTCTTGTAAGCAACATAAGCTAAAAATCCTGAGCCAATTAACAGAATCTTTGCATTGGCATTGGCGTAAACTCTGCTGTCAATTTCAACAAGGTCACCCAATACTACATTAACACCACAGGCCACGGGTTCAATAATATATTTAGGTGCAGCTTCGGGCACTACTACATATTCACCTTCACGCACTGGATACTGATCAGCATAGGCAGGTTCGCCTCTTGTGGCCACATAGTCCCCTACCTTTACTGCTGTTTTAACATTTGCACCCACTGCAATTACTTGACCAAGTCCTTCGTGGCCTTGCATGTGTAGGGGTAATGGGCCAAACTCACCCTGCATCATTGCAACATCACTGGTACAGACACCAGTCATTACTGCTCGAACAATGATACCGTCATCAAATTGATCAGGGCAGTCGTATTCTGTTTCAGCAAAGCCGCCTTTACCAGTTGTCTGTAAAATTCTTACTTTCATAGTCGTTCAATTTGTTCGTGAATCCAAATATCTTGTGCCAACTGTTGATTCCAGTAGTCATTGTTATTTAGGTTTTCGACTGCTTGTTTGATCATTTGCTGATAAGCACTTTCAGGACAGAGACCTAATTCATATCTAACAGCACTGCTGGGCAAGTCAAAACTAATGCTGATATCTGATTCTTTTAGCGAACGCCAGTTAGCTGACAAAATATATTTGCAGTTGTTATTTTTATATTCTAATTCACAAAAGTCATCAACATCGTATGTGCCTGTTGGATCTACCGTGCCATATTCTGTGCTGTCAATATTGGATAATTCCCAACGCTGTTCTGCCAGTGCAAACAGTTTTGTGCCAGCTTTGTAATCTGTTAAAGCACAGTAATAGCTTAACATGTGAGGAATAAGATCTCTGCTGACTCCGCCAAATGACAGTTGTTTAGTGGTAAACCAACTGCCGGGTCTAGGAATACGATTATAGTTATTCCATGTTATTTTTACACGACTGCACTGTTTTGCAAGGCTTTTAAATTTTGTGATCTCGTCGCGATACTGATTGTTCTTAACCATCATAAATCTAGTATCGGGAAAATCTAAGACCATTTGCTTCCACAGTGTGTGATTTTCAACACCGGGCTTTTCAACAAATACTATTTTGGCGCCTAAGCCAGCAACATTTCTAGCAATACCTAAATGTGTAAAATTAGGAGTGCAGATATGCACAGTATCAAAGTTCTGATGATCGAAATAAGCCAGTGTGTAGTCACTGTAGTCGGCACCAGCATGTGGATTACTGTCTACTGTTACAACTTCATAGCCTAAATTTGTCAACACAGCCTTGTACAATTGGCCGATGCCCATACCTATTACGAGACTTTTCATTCAGATTCTTTTGTTTTGAGAAAACTAATAACTAGAACTACTAACAAACCAACATAGGGCAAAAATGTTGCCAATGTCCACCAAGTATCAATGCCAGCGTCCCTGCATCTTTTGATAACTGACATTAAATTGCCCCATGCCATTAAAACAAAACCAATGGCCATTATGGTCAGCGTAACAGGACTGCCTTCGCCTGCCTTGCCAGCAAAGAACAATGAAATAACGAATATTACAAGAAACATAATTAATAGCTTTGCCTGCGTAAGCCAAAACTCTCTTGTAGTCATTGTACCCTGTGGGAGAAAAATGTCAAGTTGTTTCATTTGTCTAGTTTAGGTTCTAGTTTAGGTGGTTCTTCACGATCACGAACAGCCAATTGCCTTTGGTATTCAGCAAATTCTTCTTCAGTCATAAATCTTGCGCCCTGCCGTTCCATCCATCTTGGACTCCAATAACCAAAGTTTACTGGTTTCCAATATTTGACAAAAATGTAATTTAAAAATACCAGTAGTACGCCAATTACTGCCATTGACAAGCAGACCAAAATTGAGCCAATGAAAAAGGTTGCATATCCTTCAAGTGCCATGTTATCTTTCTTTTTGTTATTATATGATTAATGATCGTTAAAGTCAACAGACTCGTGATCATGTTCCCACTGTAGTTTTTCCAAACGCCTAATTTCGTCTTTGAACTGAAGCTTTTGCTTTTTCCATTCTACTACTTGGGCGTGTTCTGTACCCGGATGTTGCCGTTCATGATTGGTAATTTTTTCGTCCAAAACACGATGCATTTCTTTTAAATGTTTGATTCGATTTTCATACATTTTGTGCCTCCAGTGCGTCTAGTTTAGTTTCGTCTAGACCCGAATCATCTATATGATGTTCTTCTGCTTCTTCAACTTCAAACAAACTGTTGAACATAGTATTAGCATTAACGGTTTTCTTGCCAGTATATCCTCTAGTACCAACAATACTTAGCCAATATCTGTTATAATGTTCTACTAGCTGTTCTGCACGACCCCTGTCCGAAGTAGCAAAAATATCATCAACAATGTCCCTGAAGTAGCTACGGTCGTAGAGTCTAGTATTGCGTCTGTCTGTGCTGGTAGCCACCAACATATCTGGATATTTGCCTGCATCGCATTGACGATTAGCTTCTTGTACTGCGTGGATATGTGTCCATACATTATGACCCATTTGCAGTGTATAACTAAAACTGTCCCAACTAGTTTTGCCTTCTTTGCCAATCTTATTTAGGTCTCCGGGCTTGTAGTAGCAGACATCATTAATTTGCAATCTTTCGCTGACAGGACTTTCTAAGAAAGTGTCAAAGATTCGATCCTGTAGCACAGCATCTTTAAATTTGCGTGTATCTGTAGCGTACTTTTTATTATCAACGCTTGGTTGCATTTGATAGCTCCACTTGGCACGATCCGGAGTTACTACATCATAATAAATCTGTCCGTTGGCAGTAGCTAAAAATGGACTGGCACAGTCAAAGCTGATAGTAAAGTTTTCGTTGTGATACTTGCGAACTGCTCTCTGAATGTCAGTAAGCAATAATGCCCATTCTAATTTACTGGTACCCAAGAAGTGCATCCAATCATGTAGACCCGGCTCCAGTAAGCCATCAAACCTTAAAGCTACAATGCGCTTGAGTGTTAGATGCACATCACACATGTTTTGACCACCCATGGCCCAACCATTAAAGTGATCATTAGGATATTGCTTTGGGTCACAATACTTTTTCATTTGATCATACCAAATGTCTGCTTCAGTATGATTTTCACCTTGCAGTACATTTAAGAACTTGCACTTGCCCTGTCGATTACGCATAAAGTAATCGTTGTTGATATAAGTTCCCTGTACAGCTTCTTGGAATGTGCTGATACCTGTGGCCTTTTGTCCAGCAGGACTGCGAGCTACCCACGCAGGGATATCAAGAATCATACCGCGATCCATATAAGCATCCATCCACTTCAGCACTTGCTCACGCTTTTTTTGTGCCTTAGGACAGTTGGGATCTTTCCAGTTGCCTTCCCATACACCCTTACCAATTTGGAAACCGCCTGAATCGCCTAGTACAAAGCTGTTAGGATCACGATTACGAACCATGTCCTCTTTGGCATCAAACTTATTAGTATCTAAGTTAGCATGGCCTGCACTGTACAAGGCCCACTTATAGGGAAAGTATGCTTCATTGGGATTAAGCCAGTTAAGACCTTCCATACCTCTATCAAACTTCTTAGGCATGCGAACACTGTCAATATAATTTGAATCGTGTCGTTGCTTGCCCACATAGGTAGCATAAAAGCCACTTAGTGCAGGCAAAAAAACTGCATAATCATTTTGTTTGGCAGTTAAATTATCTATGGTGCCAGTCATTTATTTTCTTTTGTTAATATATCAACTACTTGGAACTTTTCCCACGCTTCTTTTAATGCAGGAGATTTTTCCATGCGACTTTTTAGTTCAAGGTCTTCTTCGCGTTTTTTCCTAGCCCAGTCAATTAATGCTTGCATTTCGGCATCTAATTCAATATGAGCAGCATAGGAAGGCATGTTAACCCAATTGGAGCCATCATACACTTCCCAATAATTGGTAAGGCCGTTATATCGTGGCATACCTGCACTTGGCTGGTTCATATTGATATAAGGTTGTCCAGCGGATCCGCCGGTAACAACAAGACCTCTACCTCCAGTCAGTGATCTAATCATTACTTGGTCTGTGCAGGAAGGATATAATTGTATTCAGCAATGCCACTGTCTACAGTAATCATTGCAGCACCTTCGTCGCTGATCTTAAAAGTCTTGTCGCCAGGCAAACTAAGAATACTGATAACAACAGCCACAGGCCACGCCCAAGATTTAGTAAGTTTACCGCTAACGCCCTGTGCAAACACAAAGTTACCAGCGTGACTGCTGTGATCACCAAAGTAAAACTTTAGGTCGCCGTTTTCAGTTTTGGCAATAAAGTTGTTTTCTTCGCTGTTGGCACTGGCCTGAAATTTCAATCGCTGAATGTTAGCGTTGGCAGGCACAATGTCCACATTCCAGTTAACTGGTTTCATTTTTACAGTCTTAAGTTTGTCGTTGACAATTTCTGCACTCATAAAACGATAGTCGTTTTTAAAGTCACCCACTTTATTTTCAAAGTGAACACCAACAGGAATTGATTCTTCATCTTTGGTTTGTTTGTTCACAGTAATTGCCGCATCTTCTCTATATTCAGGAATGTTCAAAATAGTGTTCAATTTGTTCAAGTTAGGCATACCAAATGTGCCTACAAATTCTCCCACAACGCCTTTGAATTTGGCCTGTAGAATAACACTGCGATCTTCAGCAATGGCTTCCAATTTGGTTTCTGTGTCTGTGCCTACAATTTTAACAAGGTCGATTACGCCCAAGCCATGAGTATGTTGTACGATGTCTAATAGATGGTCTTTCATAGTTTCTCCAATAAGGTTAAGTGTATAAGGTTTATTTAGATTTGTCAAGCACCAACAGAACAAATTCTGCCTAATGTTTGATGTCGTTTTATAGTTGTAAGCACACCGGGTTTTCGTATTTCCACCCAATGCACATTGACGCTGGTTGATCTATAGTGTTTTACTACAAAGCCTAATTCTTGGAATATAGTATTCAAAAGTTTTGGTGTAAGGTAACTTTTAAATCCTGTTTCGGCATATTCAGCGCCTTGAACAACATCGCAGTTATTAAAACTAAACATCATGGATCCACCGGGTCTTAGTAAATCGTAACACTGTTCTAAAACATATCGAGTTTCTTCATAGGGCCAAAAGTTCACTACATTCCAAGCAAATATAAAGCCAAACTGATTTTTTGGCAGCATACCCAAGTAAAAAGTGGGTATCCCATGTGCATCAGTTTGGTAAGCTCTTACTCGTCGTCTATAAACTTCGTTAAATTTTGACAGTGTAGAATTTAAAAATTCTTCATGTCTATCTACAAGGTATAAAGGATCACTGGCTACAAGACTTTCTGTCCATTCACCATCGCCCGGCCCTATTTCTAATGTTGGATAATGCCAATCAGTGTAGGACCTTACAATTGTGCCTATTTCTCCTCGTTCATCGTCAGAAATTTCTAATTTTCTTTCTGTTCTTTCTTGTTCACAGTTTGATAAAGCTGAGCCATAAAATTCATTTATCTTATAACCTAATTTTCTCATAGGAAATGTTATTTCATCAATTTCCTGTTCTATATTTTCTATTAGATCATTTAAATATTTTTGCTGTAAATTAATTTCTGTTTCTGTTTTATCTAAAAAATCAATTAGATTTGTTAAATTATTTTTATAATTTTCATGCAAAGGCATTGTAGTATTTTTACTAAGTGCGGCGTCTAACAACTCAACATTTTGATTTAAGATATCAAAGTTGATTTCTTTTAAATTATTTCTTAATCTAACTAATTCACTTAATTTCATTTTATTCAAAACTAAACAAGGAAGTAAAAGTAGATCTTATATCTGTGGCTTCGCTTAAGTTCCAAGACAGCACACCCAGCAAGTTATCAATCTTTTGATCAACAATGGTATCTTCCATGTCGTTGTCATCAAAGGGCAAGTCTTTGAACCACTGTGGAATATGTGTTTCGTCTGTGGGATAACCTACTGATGTGTAGCCCAGAGGATTATCTTTTAGTTTACACACAATGGTCTTCATACCATCTACAATGGCCATGCTGTAGTTGTCACTGTGCATACGGCGCAGATTATTCCAGTTCATGGCTGCGCGAACATGTCCAGGCATATTGGCTTTACCCAGTCTTGCTTCTTCTGCTGAATATTTGGTCAGGTTATTAACACGCTTGGGAGTACCTTTTTCCCATGGTGGACGCTCTTGAAACTTGTATTTGAATTCTTTTACTTTTTCTACAATAGCATCACGGTCAGCACCCGTCAGTACATCTAACAAGATCTCACTTAAAAAGTCCTGAACAATCTTGGGAGTATCGCTGCGTTTGAGATCAAGTCCCATGGCCTTTACTTTACCAGGATTGCCTTTAGTATCTTGACGCTTGCCTTCTTTGTCATATATCAATACAGCATAGCGTTTCTTTTTAATGAATAGGCCTTTACTGGCTACGATTTCACGACCGCCTTTAATAATTGCGCCGTTTTCTCTGGGACAATGACAAGCCCGTTCCATGAATGCAGGAAAGCTTTCATTAACTTGATCAGCAATGTTGTCATAGACCTGCACAGCAATGTCTTTGTTCCATTCCATGCGACCAGCTTCAACATCTTCCCTTATAGCAGGCCATGCACTGAAGTACACACTGTCAGTGTCACCATATATCACTGCATCACCTACATGATCATACTTGCCAGTGATAGCTTCATTTACAAAACTGTCCATGTGCTTGGCGATAGTACGACCTGTCAATGTAGTACTTTGACCAATACGCTGATCAAAGAACCTACAGCCTGGATTCAAAATAGCACCATACAGACTGTTCAAGTTAATCTTTTTAACTAACTGACGCTTGTCCCAGTATTCTTGATCTTCAGGTGTAGCAGCTTCTTTGAGCCTGGCCTGCATTTGTTTTCGTTCAGCATACCAACGCTCCAGCAAGCCTGGCACAATACCTTTACGCTCATAGGTAAAGATAGTACCATTGGCGCTGATAGTCCAGGGCTTGTTGCTGTCAAATACCAGTCGCCAAACATCTGCTGCACTGAGAATATCACTTGTGCCGTCTTGTTCCCAGTCTATAGTAATTTCAACACTGGGATCGCCACGCATTACTGCTTCATATTCAAGACTGCCAAACAAGCCTTCCCAAGCTGCTGCAAAGCTACTGCCCGCGGCAATCTTGTCTTGAATATACTTTTCAGTCATTATCGGTCTTAGTTGTCCGACGATAGTCTCAGGTCCCATGTTGAGCGCTCTAATGGCTGAGGGGTAGAGACTGTTGATGTCGATGGCGCCAATCCATTCGTGCATGCCCGTTTTGGGATAAGCAACATAGGCACCTGCGGCCTGCGTTTCTCCATCTTCTTCTCGACCTTTCCGGTTAGGGACGACCAATCCTTGACTGTGTGCTTCATTAATAATTGCCTGTTCAGTAGTTGCTACGGCACCCATTGTAGTCTGCAATAACACCGTGTTATCGTGAGCAATGGTATTTGCCAAATCTAGAAAACGAAGTTTTCTATCCAGTTTCGCCAGCAAGCGAGTGTCCTGCCTGTTGTAAGTAATGAAAGTTTCAAAGTCTTTGTTGTACAGTTGATCCAGTGTGCCTTCATAAGCAGTTTTGCGTTCTTCCAGCTCATATTCACCAATGGCATCCAAACTGTAGCTGTGTCGTTCTTCATAGGTGTACTTGCGATACAGTTGCATGTAATCTAAATGTACACGACCAATTAAGTCAAAGGTTACATTGACTGCACCAAATCGTTCAAATTCACGCTGTTTGGGAAACTGTCCCCATAGGCACAGCCTACGAGTATCGTCTTTGCTCAGCACACGAGTAATGCGTCCTACAGTGTAAGGAATATCATAGCCCTCACTGTTCCAACCTGATAGTATGTCTGCGTCATCAATCAAGTTTAAGAAAGTGTCTAGTAGATCTTCTTCCCTCTCAAAAATGTAAGTGTCATCAAACTTGGCTGCAATTTCTTCGGCCGTCTGCCAGCTCATGTTCTTGGGAGGCAGCGCCAGTGTTACCAGCTTGTCCATCCAATCCAAGTATACACTGATAGCAGTAATCTTATTAAATGGATCAGTAACAGGACTGAAACCCCGCTCAGGATCAAAGTCTACTTCAATGTCAAAGAATGCTGTCTGTAGTTTAGGAGGTTCAGCATTGAGATAGTTTTCTTCAAGACATCTAAACACAGGCTTGAAGTCACTTTCCCATACCCGCTTACCGCTTTGTATTTTAAGTTCTTTGTGAAACTCTTTGCCGTTACGACTGGCGAATCTAGTTACTGGAGTGCCGTAGATAGTACGATGCTTACCCTTTGGGTCGTCATAATAGAATATGTAATTGGCTGGATATTCTTGGTACTGTCTTTGACCATTTACCCGTTCAACTACATGAATTCTGTCACGCTGTTTGTCAAATAATGCGTCAATGTAGGACATAAGTCTGTAATAATAACTTAATTAGGCCCGCACTGTCAATGGTGGCCAACAATACATAATTACCAAAGATACCAAAACTGCCTCTGCTGTAAGCACAGCCTGCACTGATTACACAGCCTAAAATAAAAGCAGCATACAATGGTACAAATGGCAAGTTAGGTACTGTGATAGCGTAGGTTAGGCTACAGCCAATGCTGATCGCCCATGCTATCATTTCAAATACAAAACGAACAGGGTTACTGTGCCAGTCGTTTACAATAAACTGACGAGCACCATACCACCAGTTAGTAACCTTTTCACTCAAAGAGTTTTACCTACTGTTTCTAAAATGGTATTAAGCTCGTCGTGGTCACGATTAGTTTCGCCCAACTTGGCCTTGTGTGCAATCTTAATTGCTTTTTTCAGTGTGGCTGGTTTAATTTCCAGTTCTTCAGCAATGGCTTTAATAGTTTCGTTAAGTCCAGTGTTCAAGTCTTCAACTTCTTGCAAAACTTGCATACCTTCAGAAATCAATTGTGTAAGTTTGATTTTTGCTTCACCGTTAAAGCTGCGATTATAGTCACTCATGGATTCTCCTAATTGAAAAGTGCTCACTCTAGATTATACGGTAGCGAATCGTATAAGTCAAGGCAGCAGCCGCCTACCCGGTCCTAAGGCCAAGGTCTATTTGCTCAATATATTATTTAATTCAGGCCAAAGTTCTGCAAATGTGTGTTTTGGTTTAACAATTTGTTCACTGCGTTCAGTCCATGCTACGAATCTCGAACCTTTTGTCGCGTCTTCAACATCGTCCAATAAACTTTGTTTAACACCTGTTAAAAAATAATCATCAAATTCTAAACTGTCAATTTCTTGCAGAGCCAAATCAATTACTGATTTATTGTGGCCAAATACTAAAAAGCTGTCTGTGGCGTCATTCATATGATCTTCAGTAGCCAAACCCAACTGCCAATTGACTCTCATATTTCCTTTTAGATCTGCAAAATCATAAAGCTCACGCAGTCTTGTACTGTTCCATATTGTGTACACAGGATGGAGTGTTACATTGTTGGCTGTAAAATCTTTTTTCATAATTTCTATATTTTGATTTAGTAAATTCCAGTCTGCGCCTGCTCTTACATATTCAAATCTATCTTGAACATTATCAAAACTTAAATTCCAATAGGTGTTTTTAAACTGTTTTAATTTTTCATAGACTTTGTTTTTATTTAGGTCTACACTGCCGTTAGTTAAAATATCTATTTTGACATGTTTGGGTAAAATATCTAGCAGTCTTATGTTATGTTTTTGTAGCAAAGGTTCCCCACCTAACAAATAAACACATTCAATAGTATCTAAGTTTTCTTCTATTAGATCGAATAATGTTTCTGTATAATCTCTGTTAACTGATTCAATTGGTAAATTTCTTAATCGACGCCATTCGCTGCTGTCATGCGTGTTGCAATATCGACATGTTAAGTTACAAACATTGCTCCATCTTATATCAATTAATTTTAGTTTTCTTTGATTATTTGCTGAAGGAAATTGATCATTAAATGCTGACCATTGACTGCTGCCAGGAGCAGTATTTTCGATTTTATAGCAGCCATTACAATAATTATTCGGTTTATTTGATCTTAAATCTTGTTGCAGTTGAATAAATTTGTTTTGTTGGAAAATATCTTTAACTGGTTGTTGTCTTACCGATCCGAAATATCCATCGCCACTACAACAAACACCAACACCACCCTCAACAGACACAAATAGACCTGTGTCTACAGCACTGCAATAATAACTGTTCATTAATTATTTAAGACTGGCTCTCAGCATCCAACCGTGCTTTTGGTGTGCATCTAGTCGTTCAGCCAGAAAGTTGCTGAGACCATGTTGGCCTTCGCGTTCTGCTAAGTCGTAGACCAGTTTGATTACTTTAAGGATTTTGTTGTTGTCTGCCAGCAATTCAGCAACCATTTGGTCCTTAGGCAATACTGTGGTTTCATCTTCAATTTGACTTAGCATACTGAATCGGGTGTAGCTGCCAGGTGTATAACTGCCTAGCTTACGAATGTTTTCAGCGAACGGATCAATACTGCCGTAGACTTCTTCGTAGATTTTTCCAAATAAATCGTGATATTCTAAAAAGTCTGAACCTTCAACGTTCCAGTGAAAGTAGTGTGCTTTTAAATAAAAACTAAATTCTGTGCTGAATGCAATTTTCATTGCTTTAATTAATTCATCCATTTTTCAATACCTTATTGTATATTTATGCGGGTCTGCGTCCTTGGTGTGGTAAACTGCCTATTGGACTAGTAGCGTTTTCATCACCTATTGTACTGGCACGACCTGTGTAGTCCGAAATTCTAACTTCTTTTAGTTTAACTTGTTTTACCTTAGGTATACCAAATGCTCGTTGTGCTTCTAGAAATTTAGTAGAACCTTGAGCTGCTGTTAAATACCAACCCTCGCTGTCTTGCGTCATTGCGAAATCTCCGCGTAGTGTTTCAGCTAGTGTGGCTTTTGCATTGAAGTAGAATCTTGTTTCAGTAACTGATTGATCTACAGGAAGATCCAGTTGCATTTGAGGATTCTGCACAATAGGTTTTTGATTGGTTGTACGCAATTGTTTTTTGGCAACATCTGCCAAATTTCTAGCATAGTCTGGTGCATTCTTAATGTTAGCTGGAACATTCGTTTTTTGTATTACTTGGTTTAATAAATTACCCTGAGTAAAAACTTGCTTATCAAGTTTATCTACTTCAGGTTTTAAAGTGCCTGCAACAGCTTTTTCTAAATTATCAACTTCTGCATTTAACTTAGCAATTTGACTTTCATAGTCTTTTACTTGTCCAAGTTTAGCTTGTGCAGTCTGTGCAGCAGTTTCTGCAGCTTTGAACTCTTGTTCTAATCGCTCGATAGCTGAAGCATCAACAGTTTCGCCTTTTTGTACATCAGCAATAGCTCGTTCCAGTTCTGCAATTTTATCAGCTGCAACGCCTGTGCCTTGACGGTCCTGCATTTTTTGTTCAAGCTCAGCAATTTGTCTTTCCAACGCAGCTGTGGCCGCAGGATCAATGCCAGGTTTTGCTTTTAACTGTTCTAGCTTTTGGGTCAAGCCCTGTAGTTGTCTATTGCTGGCCTGTTCACGCGCATAACTTACTTTTTCAAAGTCGCCCATTGCAGCACGCTGTTTAGCACTAGCTGCTTTTTCTTTTTCTAACTCGCCGCGATGCTTAGATAGTTCTTGACCAGTTAGTTCTCCTTGTTTAGCACTAACGCCCAATCTTTCTTCTGCTGCCTTAAGTTCAGCATCTAACTCCTTATTGAACGCTTTGGTTTTTTCTAACTCTTTGAACAGTGCTACAGCCACTTGTTGTTCGGGAGGTACACCAGACAGTCTCTGTGCCTGCACAAAGTTCATCATTTTTTGATAGTCTTGTGTGGGTGATTCTTTGGCTTCGTTAGTCTTTTTTTTACCCCAGTTAGCAGCACCTTTTTTGCGACACTGTACTAGCGCACCCGATGCATAAGCACTGGGCCATACTTTATAACGACTCTTTACTTTGTGATAGCAAGCGTCTTGTTTTTCTGCTAGCATAAGGTCACTGAATGCAGGACCACCACACTCGGGGCACATAGTTTTTTCCTGCATTGTAGATTGTTCATTTTCTGTTACAGCCGGTTGCCCGCTTAATAAATCCATTACCTTTTTAGTAAAGGTCGAAGCATCAAATACTGCACGATATTGCCACATTAGGCCAATTGGAATGTATAAAATATCATTTTTTAACTGTAGATCAGATTTAATATCAAAAGCAATTGTAATTGGAGCTCCGTCTGCTGTTTTAAGTAAATTAGTAAGACGTTTATCTACATATGGTTTTTTGTAATGATCGTATTGAAAACTTGCATCACTTGTTAGGTCGTATAAATTTCTTTTGATGAATTGCCAAAGTTTTTTAACATTTGCCAATGTATCTTCAGTTGGGATTACACTTTTATTTTCCGCTACAGATTCACTGGGTAAAATTCTTATTCTATAGGTAGATAAATTTCCTCTGTCCTTGAACGGGCCTAAGATTTTGGTTTGATATCCAGCTTTGGCCAGTGCTTTTTCTGCTGCTTTGTAATGGTCTAGGGTCCAACCGATGACATTGTATTGTCTTTGACCACTGCCCTTTTTATCATTGTAAATTGGAACTTCGGGACCTGCCAATTGTCGAATTATCTTTGAACTGTCAAGTTGACCTTCAGCCACACCTTGCTTCTTGAGAATATTAAGTGCGTCCTTGCTGGTTTGTTTAGCAGTAACAGCCTTAGCCGTGTGTTCTTCGCCGCCGGCATTACTTTGCTTGTCTCTTGAACCGTAGGTGCTGTGGCTTACTTTACCATCACGACCAGGTTGTGGTGCTGATTTATCCATTTCATTCAAGCCTTCCGCCACACCTTGCTCTCCACCTTGCAGTTTCTTTAGATATTGCGGGAACAATTTATCAAAGTCTTGCTGTGCTTGTTTGGGATCTACTCCGAACATTTCACTTTCAAAGTTGCTAGCACCATATAAGTGAGCATTGCCACCGCCTAAATAGTCATTAGCAACTCGTTGTGTATATTTGCGAATAGCCTGTTGATATAGTTCATCGGAGCCTTCGGCCACACCTTTCTTATCCTTAGCAGCCTTAGCAGCATTAGCAGCAGCATCCTTGTGTTTCAGGTACTGTTTAAGATAGTGAGCTGCCATTGGACCATTGCCTTTGCGACTTGCTGCCACATACGCATCGTGCGCCAACTTAGCTAGTTCTGCGTGACTGGTAGAGCCTTCCGTCACACCTTCATTTGTCTTTTTCTTTGTAGCAACATTCTTAGCAGGGCCTCTGCGCTCGGGATTGGGATCTTCTCTACGCTTTTTAGCAGCCGCATACTTGCGACCTTTCTTACCTAGTGCGTGTGCCTTAGCCTGTGGCAAACACTTTGGCTTACCTTCACTATCATCGCCTCTGGCACATGCACCACGAATTTTGCCATCAGGTCCAAAACGAACCCACTTTTCTTTAAACCACTTGCGTAGATCTTCTTGTAAGGGCAGTTCACCGTCAGGCTCGAGTTCATTAGTTCTGTCACCACGGTAGTTGGCCAAGTCATCCATGATTTCCTGTATAGCAATGTCAACATCACTCATACTGCGAATGTCTTCAGCATCTTCCGCATAGTTCATGACAGCATCGCCAACAACTTCGTGACCATATCGTTTTACAGCTTCGGGATACTGTTGCATCAAACCATTAAATAACATCTCAGCCAAGTCAATGGGACTAATATTTTCCGATAGTCGCTTGTTGTTATATAAATCCGCTAAAAACATTTTACTTTCCTTGCTTGGCTAATATACCTGCTTGTTGCAGTGCTGTCTTAAGTGCTCCTGCAGCCACTGGAGTTTCTGCTGCTTTCAGTACTAATGGTGTTATTGTACTCATAGCCTTTTGTTGTTGAATATTTAATGGCTTGCCATCGTTGGCATTTACTATGCCCTGTGCAAGTACATCTGGATTAGTTCCAGGAGGAGCAACACTGGCAATAGTATCTGCAACACCTCTTGCTGTACTAGTGTCAATGGCTTGGTCTCGCCTCTGTTGCTGCTGTTGTACTGTGCCTGCTTGACTGGTGGCCTGCATACCTGCCTGTGTATCTTGTAGTGCAGGGTTTGTGGCTTGTCTTGCCGCAGCTGTTGCTTGCATTGTTGGATTAGTAGCAATATTGGGCGATTCTTCTTCTTTTACATTTTTGTCTTTGTCGTCAATGTCACGCAAACGTTGCATTAACTTGCCGAGATCGACTGGTCCATGTTTCTTTTCTTGTTCTTTTGCTTTAACTCGCAGTCTATCAATCATGTCATCAAACTCGTCATAACTGTAACGACCAGCAACTTTTTTATTGTCGGATTCTCTCATAGCTACTTGTGTTCCTTGTTGTGCTTGTTTTTGCTGAGCTGTCATTTGCCCTCGTGCTACTCTATTTGCCAAAACTGTCTCAAAATCACCAGCTTTAATTTTTCCCAGTTCTGGATTTCTCAGTAAGATTTTATTTCTTTCTGCTTGGTAAGTTTCAGGATTTGATTTATACTTTGGATCAATCATAGCATCAACTACTGTTTGATTTGGGTCTGCGTTTTTCATTACCCTTACTGCACCCTGTGATCCTAGATAGTGTGCCATATACATAGTGCCTGCATTGATTGGAACATCATTTTGTTGTAGTGTATTGTATTGATCTGCCATGATAGCACTTTGGATTTTTTCTTGTGCTTCTTTATTAAATATGTCTGTTGGTTTTAATCCAGCTTTTTTACTGTATTCATCTATAGTACTGGGCATAAAACCATACATACCCACTGCGCCAGTGCCTTTGTCTTTAGCACTGCGTTCTTTTTGCCATGCTTGCAATTCTTGAATGGTCATGTCGGTAATTGGTTTTGGTGGCGGCATATACTTATGCACTAAATTGCCATCTTTGTCTATAGTATCACCAAAAGTTGTGTCATAACGGCCTAGTCCTTCTCTTTGACCCATGCCTTTTCTATATTCTTTATCTTGTTCTGGATTGAATGCAGTTTGTTTTTGTGGTTTAGCTGCAAACGCTGGCGGCAATTGGATTGGCCTGCCATCTGCATCTGTCGTTCCACCAGATGTAACGGGTCTACCTTGTGTATCTGTAACAGGTTGTCCTGATCCTGAAACTACAGCATTGGAAGGAGTAGTCTGAATTCTAGCACTAGATCCTATTGCAGGTTGAGCAGGTGTTGGTGCAGGTTTACCTGACTGTTTTTGATATTTGTCTAGCAATGCTAAATTTGCTTCTGCACTACCTGCTTTGTAGCCTGCGCCCAATTCTTTGTCTACAAATGATTGATCTCGTCTGGCTGTTCTGCTTATACCATACTGTGCTAGTTCTTTGCCTACAAGTCCTTCACCGGCAGGTGGTGTCACAGGTTGTCTTGCTACTGCAGGTGCAGCTGATGCTGCAGACTTAGGTTCAGGCACAGCAGTTGGTGCAGTAGTACCATATGTACTCGATCTTGGATCAGTTGCTCCAGTTTTTCTTCCGCTGACATCTAGTCCTTGCAGTTCTGCTGGACTTTGACTTGCTGGTGGCGCTGTCTTTACTTCAGGTTCTGTTTTAGCACTTGCGCCTGTACTGGCAGCAACATCTGCACTTTTAGTCAACGGACCGCTAGCAGCTATTTTAGCTCCGGGCGGTGTCATACTATATGGATCTGCTTCTGCTTTGCGAATAGCCGCAATGTGATCAGCAGCGGTTGCTGGTTTTGGTTCAGGAATACCAGCCTGTTGACGAATTTTTCTAAGTGCTTCCTCTTCGCCTTTATTCAACTCTGGAGATATGGTTGCTAACTGAGCTGCTAGACCAACTGAGCCGGGAACTGCCATAGCAATAGCTGAAGGATCAATATCTTTCGGATCCATAGTTGTTGGTGTTGCTGGTTTTTTAGAAATAGCTTGTGGATAAACTCCAAATGCTGCTCCTCCAGGTCCTTCTACTGGTTTAGTTGCTGTGTCTTGTTCTTTGAAAGCTTTAAATTTTTCTTCCAGTGTACGGCGAATGACGGAATCTTTTGCGGCCTTGTCTAGTTCACCTAGTACACTTTCTTGTTGTTCTTCGCTGCCGCCTACCATTTTATTTTTTGCAGCACTGGCAGGGTCTGTGCCTTTCCAGTAACCAGGAAACTTTGGACCAGTTGGTTTCTTTTCTGCTGTGGACATAGTTTCGATTATGAACAAACTTTTTTGTATGTCGCTCATGTATGTAAAATCACTTTCTTTTAGGTCAGAGTCAATTACTTTGTCTGACCATTTGGTACCACCTGGTTGCCATATAGTTCCTTTATACCAACGCCAAGGTTTGTCATCTGCCCCAGTGGGAATTGGTATCGGCTTTTGGCTTGGTTCTTTAGGTGTAACTTCGTCGGGCTTAGGTTTCGGAACTACTTGGGGTTCGGGCATAGTGCCAAGCTCTTCAGGACTATGTGGCACAGGCACTGGAGTAGGTTTAATACTTGAAGGTTCCGTTGGTTTAGGTTCTGCAGGTTTAGGTTCTGCAGGTTTAGGTTCTGCAGGTCTCGGTGGAATAGGTTCACCGGGTACGGGTTCTGTAGGTCTTGTAGGAGCTTCACCTGGTTTTGGTTGATCAATTTTAGGTTTGGGTTCAACAGGCCTTGGTTCAACCGGCCTTGGCCCGGGTCGTGGGATAGGTCTTGGAATTGGCTTAGGCATAACTAGTTCAGCTAGTTTTGTCTCGGCTTCTTTCAAATAATCCAAAAACCCTTTGTAAGACATTACTTTTTACCTTTATGCTTTTTTTGCTGATAAGTTCCACCGAACAGTGTACCTGTTTTAGCTTTATTTTTTGGTGTAGGATTTACTACAGTGGCAACACTGCCTGCTGTCATTTCTTGTAGTTGGCTGTCTTCTGCCACAGCTAATACTTGTTCACTGCCCGCATCTTGTGCAGTCATTAGTTCATATTCCATGTATTCTAAAACTGTCTTAAGATAGTCATTGGCCAATGTAATTTTGCTGCTGACCCAACCTTCTAGACCCTGTGATTCATCTACATTGCGTAAAAGTTTGTGCAGTCTTAGCGCATATTCTGCTGCATGATAAAGCTCTTCGCGAGCCATTTGCACTTCGTGGTCTTGATGCACAGAATGTGCGTCTTCAACAAAGTTTTCGCCTAAAAAATGTGAACTTTTCATAATAATATCCCGGATATTGTATATTTAGTTTAGACTGTAAACTTACCATTTTCTAAATGTTGAAGCTTGTTGTTGACAGAAAAATTTGCCAGGATAAAAGTATGAACAAATTGAGGATCTTGATTTATTACTGGTTCTACTTTAATTGTGTGTGTTCCGGGCGCCAATTCTGCTACCAATATTTCTCTTACCCATTGGTTGGGATTACCCCATATGTACGTTCGCTCAGTAAATAATTCGTTGTTTATATAAAGTCGATATGCGGGTGGTTCAGACCGCCAGTCGCATAAAACATCAACTTCAATTCTTAGATCCTGCACGTTTCTTACCTCTACGCATATTTAACTGCCACCGTGCCATGCGACCTTTTTCCCCAGATGATGATTTTAATTTTTCTAATTGTGCAATTGAAGCACCTTTAGGAATGCCAACTCTTTGGCTTAATCCCTTGCGTCCTGGATTTTTACCATCTGCAAAGTTTTCTCCAACATTGTAAGTAGGATCTACTTTTTGACGGGGCATACCCTTGGGTTGTTTAGGATCAACGGGATCTATATCTGTTGTAGTAAGTCCAGTTTTTTCTAAGTCTTTAATATACTTGTGTTCTTCGTCCTCACTACCAAAACTAAAGATAGTGCTGGGAGGTCCCTGTCCAAAATCATGATGTCCTAAACCTTTAAGGTTGCTGATATGTTGTCCTAGTTTATACCAGTCATATACATCACTAACATCTACCCTTACAGTGCCCGCAGGCATTGTGGGCTTAAATTCAGGTCCAGGTGGAGTATCATTGGGATGCCAATCTTCTTCTACTTCTGTAGCTGAACCTTTTGATCCTATGTAATAAGCATTAAACTTAACATCGGGATATTCTGCTGCCAACTCTTTGAACACACGAAGATTAGTCATGCTGTCATCGTACAAACTTACTTGACGATACTTACCTGTGTCCAAGTATCTGCGAACCCAAACTGCCTTTTTGTAAGCAGGATTGCTATTGCCTGGTAAGTTACCAGCACGATGCACATGCACACGGCTCATATCAATGCCCAGTCGTTTAAAAGTATCTAAAAAAGTATCGCGGTCATCAAAGTCTGCTCTTGCTGTCAACATGATAACACGGCCACGAGTATAAGCCAGTATCGCCTTTAACTCGCGAATCATTGGTTTGATTGGTGTGCTTTCTCTTGAAAACTTTTCTGCATCTTCAAATTCACTGAAGTCAAATTGTTCGCCTGGTTCTAACTTGTAATTGTTGAACTGTTGATTGGTTAATTCTTTAACAATTTTGCCGTCTTTTACCACACGGATTTTTGCTGTAGTATGCAACAGCGTATCGTCTATATCAAATATAGTCAGTGTACCCTGTGGTTGAACTCTAACAAATTCACTGGCTCTCATTGTAACTCCAATGGCTTGCTTTTAATAGCATCGGGATATTTTTTATTAAAGTGACGCATGATCACGCCTGCTACTGCATTAGCTTCATTTTCGATTGGACTGCCTGTATCTCCAGCACCGTGATACATTTCGCCATTTAAAAATTGTTTGAAGTGTACCAATTCATGAGCCAATGTACGCAGTATGTCTACAGGATGTCTATTGGCTATGCCCAAATAAATGCGTTCTTCTTTATCAACAAAACGGCCAAAAGTTGCTTGTCCGTCGTGTGGTGTTAATTCTTTTTGTAGTATAACGTGTGGCAGTTTTTCTATAGCTAGTTCTTTGGCTGCTAAGGGCAAAAACTTTTCAATCATGTCTTCCATTTCTTCAGCAGTGATGCTAGTGTCTTGGTCTTCAGTTATCTTGTCAAGGAAAGTATCTGCAAATTTTTTGCAGAGTGCTTGAATTTTATTATTTCTTGTAATTTCTAAATGCCAAGTTTTAAAACTATATTCCTGACTAAGATCTCTATAGCCTGCATAGACTTTGTGGCAATCTGTTTGATTAATTAAATCTGTACAACTGGCACCATCTCGTTCACTCATTGGTTCACTGCAAGGACTTAGAGTAGTAACAATAATACTACCATCTGGTATAGTACCATACTTGCTGGTATAACGATCCATTGCATCGTGTTCTGCATGAATGCGTTTACCATCTTGACCTGGTACATTGATACCAAACACAATGTTGTCATCGGGATCGATTACACAAGCTGCTACCATACCATAGTCTTTGCCGGACTGTTGTCCTTGTATAACCATTTCACACAATTTAACTAGCACATTGTCTAGTTTTTTATAATTATGTATTTCAAAATCACCTAGGTTTTCACTGATACTGTGACTTTTAGTTTTTTTGCCTGCTTGTCTTGCACGACGGCCAGCACAGTGCGCCTTTTGGCTAAAGCCTTTGGGATTACTACAGTTGATGCTTTTCTTATATTTCTTAGTCCACTTTTCTTGTAGTTCTTCTTCCTCGCCATAACCTAACTGGGCTGCTGCTTGTTGTTGCGGTGATTTAATACCAGGCGGAGTAAACATTGGTATTCTGCCTGCCACGGGCGGCACTTGTTCAACTACTGCGGCTATGCCTGTGCCTATACCAGCACTGGCCAAGGTATACTTGATAGTGTCTAACCAACTCTTACCATTAATTTTAGATATTAGAGTGGGCACTATGGTATTCATAATGGCCTGCAACAAAATATTAGTTTGTGTTGGATTTAACTGCATGTGTTGAGCACTTGCAATAACACCACCTGCTATTAATGATGCTACTGTGGTAATGATACCGCCTTGAAGATAAGGATTTTCCTTGCCCTTTTTAAGTGCATCTAATACCTGTGCCTTAATGCTGGGGTCTGCTTTGGCCAGCAACTGCTTTGCTTTGTCGTTATAGTTTTCGACTTTTTCAGGCTCTACGGATCCAACTTGATGTTTATAAAAGTCTAATGCAGCTAGGGCAATTTGGTTGTCGCTGTCATCTTCGGCCAGTCTAAGAGCTCTTAGACTTTTTTGTACTGCGCCAGGCCTTACATCTCTTGTAAGACTCATGCTGTATCTTGGATCTTTAGCTTGTCGTTTACTGGCTATAACACCCACGCCGCCCATTTCATTTATGTTACCGTGAATGGGGCTAGTAGTGCTGGCATTGTCGGGCAGTATATCTTCTTTGGCAGTTTCGGGAATTTTGTCATAGATAGCAGCAATTTCTGCACTGGGTCTTGCATACATCTGACCGAGAAATTCTTGTCTAGCCTTGGCATTTTTTCTAATATGATTCCAAAGCATTCTACATTCTGTACCATGGCTAACATCATAGTTCTTGCCTTTGATTTTGATTGATTTTTTAATTTCGGGTATTACAACTACATAACCGTGTTTGTCTGCGGTCACTGCGTCTTTAACACCATTCCATACTTTATAGTAGCTGGGACTGCCTGCAGGTTTGACTATGTTACCGTCTTTGTCTTTTTGATCTCGTTTTGTAACTGTGTCTGGATTTAGTCTGTCAGCATCTGGTGCGCCCACGGCCGTGACAAAAATTGTTTTGACAGGATCAAACGCTTCGGGCAACGCATACATTTTATTTGTTTCAATGATATGATTGCCGGGCACTCCTGCTGCTGTAATAAGCTGATATTTGTCGGAAAAGTTAAACGGGCTTTTAGCTGAGCTAGTATCATTGCTGGTTAAAACAAAAACATTCTCGGCGCCGAACTTCTTTTGCAGTTGTGCAAAAACCCCTGCGTGTCCTTGGTGAAAGGGCTGAAAACGCCCTGGGTAAGTGACAACAACACGGGGTTTATTTTGTTCGTATAATTCGTGTGCAAACATACTGTACTAATTCTAATACAGTATTTAGCTTTACATGTTTTCTAATAGCCAAAGGTAAAACGGACTTGAAAATTCTAATTTATAACTACCATTCCACCCTAAGTTAATGCAGTTTTTCAGAACAGGTTTATTAGGATCATCAGCCACAAATTCGCTAATTGACCACTTTAATCCTTCTAACTCTGTTTCATCAATTTCTATACTGTCTATGTTAAGTAACATATCCTTTATGATTGTTTTATTATCTTCACTTAGTACAGTATCGCTGTCTGTTTTATTTTCGAGCCTTATTTCCAATAAATGTTGTTTGTCTTCTTCTAAATCAGCCGCAAATTGATAATATGCAGTTTCTTTAGTAGATACAAAGCCTGCAATTAACTCTATTCCATCAATTCTAATAGAAAAAAGCGGTACTTTATTCCAAAAAGTACCGCTTAGACCGATGCGAAACTTAAGTGTTTCTTTATACTGACTCATTGGCAGTTTCTTTAGCTGCTGCTAAAGCGGCAGCAGCCGCTGCCTTTTGTGCTTCAATTGCGGCTTTGCCTTCTTCGCTATTAGCATCAACACGCTTCAATCCTTTGCGTTCCAGTGCAGCCAAGTCGCCCTTGAATTCATAGTGTCCAATGTGGTTCAACAGTACACGACTATCGGCCCAAATATCTCCACCTAATGCTTGCCAACGACGGCAGAATGTCCAGTCTTCGCTCAAGTAGTGACCGCGCTCGTCAATTACCGTGTCAAAAATACTGTACATGAAAGGCTCATACTGCTTGCCTAGTCCAATATCGTCCACATACTTGCACTCTGGATGTGCTTTGATCAACTGTTGGTAAACACTCTTTCTAAACAACAAGAAACCTGTACCTTGTGTATCTACTTGGAAGATAGGACCCTCAATGCGGCCGCCGTTTTTTAAGTTAATAACATAGTCAATGGGCAGGCTTTTCTTAGGATATAGTCCGCCAATAACATCCTTGTCTGCGGCAATCATACCAAAAATAGCATCTGGTTCAAAACGAATGTCTGCGTCAATAAACATAAAGTGAGTGGCAGCATCGTTGGTCATCATCTTGGCGCACAAGTTATTTCTTGCTCGTGTAACCAATGATTCATTGACCATGGTGTCCAAACTCCAGTTAAGGCCTACTCTCTGCGCTAACAGTGTAAAACGCAAAAAGCTGGTCATAGTTGGTTCACTGACCATGCCGCCATAACAAGGAACAGCAAAGTGTACATGAACTTTGCTAAAATCAAATTGATTACCCTGTGGCATCTGTGGTGCAGTTTTAGCCAAGTCAGGAACTGGCATAATTGCTTTGGTCAGCTTGGGCACTGGCGTTGCAGTTGCTTTGCCAGTGATTTCTTTTGCTTCGACTTTTTTGTTTGAATCGCTCATGAGTTTCTTTCTTAAGTAGTTGATTAAGCTATATTAACTTCGACAACAACACCGTTGCCAAGTAATTCTTCTGCTACAGATGCCAGTGCATCTGCCACATCCTGTGTGATTGTCATTTTATCTTCTTCGTCGTTTTTGACTAGTTTGCTGACAGTAATCACAATATTTTGTTCTTGAATTTTAGCCATAGTGCTGTCCTTGGATTATATGGATATTTATGAAGGCTGGTAAACCAACGGAAAAATTCCTGAAATAAATCCCGGAGCCATTAGGCTTAAAAATGTTGCTATTTTATCATCTTTGGAATAAAAATATCCACCTGTAAACCAAAGTTTTCTAATAAACAAATTATGATACACAGATTTTGTAAGTTTAACATCGTCACCCAAACTATCAAAATACTGTGCAAGACTATTTCTCAAATCTGTTGATAAATCATATCCTTCTTTAAGATAAATTTTATATAGATAGTCTGTTGGTTTTTTAACAATAATTTGATTTGATTGTAAAATTTGTCTAGAATCATCATTTTTTGGTCTATAAAATTCCATTAAACAATTTTTATTGTGTTTAATTAAATCAAACATTAACTGCTCATCATTGCCATAAACCTGAATCCAGGGTTCTTCAATTCTGTGTTTAATTTGATCTTTATGGTCTACAAACGCTTGTTGCCAATATTTTAATTGATCAATATCTACTTCTGCATACTGACTTTTACGCTCAATGGTGCTTCTTGAGATCCAACTTGAATGAAAATTAAATTTTTGATAATTTGTTTTTCTTATGTCTACCAACGATTCGATACTTAGCTTGCTATTTTTATCCTGTCTAATTACGCCAGCCAATGGAATACGCAGCACAGCCTTGTACAAGTACTGGCCGTAAAACAGTTTCACTGTATCCCTAACCTTACAGGTTGGCGTTAACTTCGTCCAAGACAACATATCCATTTTCATCTATAGCTTTGTTAGTAGGATAAAGAATATACTCATTTTCCCTAACATTAAAATCAAACTCACCGTCAACATAATCAATGTCTACTGTGCAGTTTTGTAGATTTTCAAAAAGTATCTTTTTACTTAAAGGAGTTTTTATCAATTCATTGATCTTACGGGACAAGGGTCGTGCGCCCATTTTATTGTCGTAGCCCTTGTCAATAATTTCATCAATGGCCGCTGGCCTTACTCTAATACTGATGTGTTTGTCACTGAGTAAGTCGTTAATTTCTTTAATAAACTTGTCCACAATTCGTTCAATATGTTGTTTGCTGAGTTTATTGAACTTGACAACACCATCTAAACGATTACGGAATTCAGGTTTAAAGAAGTCTTTAACAGCCTTGTCATCTTCGCCTTCTCTGTCCAGGCTAGTAAAGCCAATACTGTTGCGCTCATTGTCTTGAGCACCAAGGTTACTAGTTAAGATAACAATACTGTTTCTACAGTCGGCTTTCTTTCCATTACTGCTGGTAACAATGCCTTCGTCCATTAAACTTAGCAGAAGATTACTGACATCTGGATGTGCTTTTTCAATTTCATCAAATAGGATAATACAATTAGGATTCTTTTCAACTTCGCTGATAAGCAGACCGCCTCCAAGATTACCATCATCATAGCCTACATACCCGGGGGGAGCTCCAATCAGTTTTGCAACCGAATGTTTCTCTTGGTATTCACTCATATCATATCTAAGTAGTTTCATCCCGAGATTTTCAGCCAATAATTTTGCCAGTTCTGTTTTACCTGTGCCTGTTGGACCCAGGAACAGGAACGAACCTACAGGTTTGTTGAGTGCTTTCAAACCTGCTCGGCTTACATAAATTTTATCTAATACATTTTCAACAGCAGTATCTTGACCAAACAGTCTCGATTTGATATTAGGTTCGAGATTTTCTAAGTTCTTAGTAGTTTCATTATCTAATTGATGAACAGGAATCTTAGTAAACTTGCTGAGACTATCAATAATGTGACTCTTGCGTAGTACAAAGTTTGCGGAAGCAATTTTTAATCTTGCCATACTAGCATCAATCAAATCAATTGCTTTATCAGGCAGTCTTTTATCTGTTTGGTATCTAACACTTAGATCTACTGCGGCTTCAATGGCTTCGTCACTGACAGTGCCATTATGGAATTCTTCAAAATATTCCTTAAGTCCATGAAGAATATCTTTGGCAATAGTGGGTGTAGGTTCTTCCACAGTCATTCTATAAAAGCGACGCATCAGTGCGCGATCTTTTTCAAAGCTTTGGCTGTATTCTTCCCAAGTAGTGCTGGCAATTACTTTAATATTACCTTTTGTCAGTGCAGGTTTAATCATGTTACTGAAATCAAGACTGCTGTTACTGCCTGAACCAGCACCACGCATAGTATGCGCTTCATCAATAAACAAAATACACTTGCCTTTTAAGGCCAGAGCTTTCATTACATCTTTAAACTTTTCCTCAAATTCGCCGCGATACTTACTACCAGCCAACAAACTGCCGATATCTAAATTATAAACAACATGCTCTAACAAATATTCTGGCACTTCCTGTTCAACAATCTTTCTAGCTAGGCCTTCGGCAATAGCAGTTTTACCTACGCCGGGATCGCCTACCATTAGAATGTTGCTTTTATTTCTCTTGGCCAAAACTTCTACAATTTCTTGAATTTCTGTTTCACGGCCAATTACAGGATCAATTTCATTCTTTTCTGCTTTGACATTTAAGTTAGTGCAGTATTCATTCAAGATAGCATCAACTTGATTACCGGATTTCTTTTTACTGGTTTTGCTGAATGTTTTATTCCAATAAGTTACAACTTTGTCTTTTTCAAATCCGTATTTTTTAAAGAAATACGAAGCATGACTGGCTTCTTCGTCCATTACGCTTAAAAACAAATCAATTACTTGTAGATTGTTTCTACCGCTAAACAGAACCTGTGTAAATGCGCGATTAAACACACGCTCCAGTGTTCTTGTTTTTCTAGGAGTACCAGTTTTATTTTTGTCTAATAGAACCTGTGTTTGGTCAGTTAAAAATTTGTCTAAGTCAGCAGCCAGTGCATCAACATCGGCGCCATAGTCTTTACAAAATTGTCCAAATGCTTCGTCTTGAACCATGGCCAATGCCAAATGCTCCAGTGTGCTGTACTGGTGATTTTTAGCCACGGCAATTGCTGTTGCGGCTGCGATGATTTTGTCAATTTCTGGGGATGATTCAAGCATAAAAATATTTATTGGTTATATTTGAGTTTTTGAATTTGTTCAAGAGCAGAGTCGCTGAGATCTGTCGGAATTTGAACTTTGATGCGTACAAACAAGTGGCCTTTGATATCTTTCTGAAATGCCGGTAAACCTTCTCCAGCAATTTTTAGTTTGGTATCGGGTTGGCAACCTGGATGTGTCCTTATCAAAAATTGTTTTCCATCTAAGCCTACAACTGTTTGCTCACTGCCTAGTATAGCATCAAAGCAGCTGATAGTCAACGTTGTTAACAAATCTAATCCACTGACTTCGAAGGCACTGTTGTTAATTACATGAACATTGATATACAGGTCACCGCGAGTTAGATTGGTAAACATGTTATCGCCCAAACCTGGATACTTGATTGTGGTGCCCGAAGTTATACCTGCCGGGATAGTTATGTCCACAGTGTGAACTTGATCGTTGCTGGTTTTGATTCTAAGTGTTTTGGACTGTGGATTAAGTGTTTCGTGAAGCTGGCACTGTATATCTGCTCTAATGTCTTTGTTTCGTCGTTCCTGTTGTCTAAAGTGCGGGTGATTAGCAAAAGGATTACCAAAACCAAATCTGCTAAAAATATCATCTAAATTAATATCACCGTGATTAAAATTAAAGTGAATATTATTTGGTTGTAGATTATCGTACTGTGCTCGTTTTTCGGGATCACTTAGTACTCGATAAGCTTCTTCAATTTCCTGAAATTTGGCCGTGTCTCCGCCTTTGTCAGGATGATGCTGACTGGCTAACTTTCTGTATGCTCTTTTTATTTCTTCGGGTGTGGCTGTTTTGGTTATGCCTAAAGTGTCGTAATGACTCATTGATCTAGTATAAAAGAAAAACCGGCTAGAGTCAACTAGTCCGGTTTGCCAGTAATTAAATTACTTCTTTTTACCGTCAGGTACTTTTTCGCCTTCAACCTTTTTGTGTACTTTAACTTTGCTGCATTTTTGAACGGGATTTCCCTTGCCGTCCTTAACAGTCTTTCCATCTTTGCCTACTACATCTTTACAGACTTCTTTTACTTCTGCTTCGGCATGTGCAGGTGTTGCTAGGCCAAAACCTAGTGCTAAACTTACGATAATTGCTGATAATTTCATATTTTGTTCCTTTTAATAGGCACTGAGCCCTTATAATTACTTAGCTTTTTTGTCTTTACGAAGGTGTGCTTCCAGTGCTGCTTGTAATAACGCCGCTTTGTGCTGATTAGTTGAATCTCGTTTAATAAATTCCTGCACAACCTGTGCTATATCTTTAGGGCTTATCTGTTGAAGCCACGCTAGACGATAGTTCATTTTGCATTCCTTGTATTTTTTCCCTACCTCTACTCCAAGATGTCACGCCTATAACAGCACCCATAGCTATATGAAACAGACCTGCACCTTTGAGTGTTAAAGGATCCCATTGGTTAGTTACTTCTCCTCGATAGTAGGCCTGTAGTATACTCCATAGTACAGGGAAAACAGCAAAGTCTAGTAGGCAGACAATCATGTACATCCATGCCATATATGGACGCCATTTTTTATCTGTCCAATGTTCGTGTTTGTTCATACCACAGCCATAGCTACATTGCAACACTGCACCACGTATCTAAACATTTCTTCATTGCCAGCACATTCTTGTGCAGCTCTAATATCCCTAATTTCTTGTAGCAGGTAATTCTTTTCTTCTACACTGATATTACCTAGTTGGTATTGCTCAGTGATAGCTTGTATTTCATGTTCTAGTGTGTTCATTATCTTCCTTTCCAAGCATTTAAAGTTGCGTCTATTCTCTGTTTGCCAGTCTTTTTACCTAGATCACAAAATACAGGATTTTTATTTGAACTCAATTTTTCTAGATGCTTATTGAGACCTTGTAAATTTTCTCGTTGTGGATCATTACGCAGTGTAGCATAACGATCTAATTTTTTAGCTTCGTATTGGACTTTAGTCCAGTCTGGGTTTTTACAGTCAATTGCATCCAGTTCCTGTTCAATTACAACTAATGTTTCAAACATTACTGGATCATGATCTCTGGGCCAATATTTTTGTACAGTGGCTACTACAGCACATGAACTTAATGTTAAACTAAAACCAATAACTAATAAGATATTTTTCATTTATAAGTGCCTTCGTAAATTGATTTTTGTATTTTGTACCATTCAATCCAAGCGTCATTTTTTACTGCACACTCATAATAAGTTGAATAGTTAATTGTTACTGTTTTTGCTACATCACTGAGCTGTGCGCCTTCTTTAAGTTTTTCCAGCTGTGGGCAAGTCTGTTCACTGAACTTAGGAGCATCAGGCCACTTTTGACGCACAGGAGGTGTTGTGCAACCTGCACACATAGCAACAATAGCGGCCAAAAACAACAGTGTTACTATCAATGAACTGCGACGATTTTGTTCTTGATCCATCATTTCTTTTCCTTGTCAAACTGTGGAGGCTCAGCAGCTTGATTGTGCAGTTCAATAAATTTTGGGGGAATAACACAAGTATTATTATACTTGACTATTTCTCGTTCCACATCTCTAATGATAGTTTCACCACGCACTTTGATAAATTTTGTTTTTTCTACAACTTTAGTTTCTACCTTTGCTGTAGCTTCAGCGGCCTGTTGTTCTGCAATGCGAACTTGTTCTTCTGCTGCTTTAACTTTGGCACGCCATTCTGCTTCGGTGGCATAACTGCCCTTAAAATACACACCTGCTATTAACAGCACTGCGCTTACTAATTGCAGTAAGTGATAGTAAGGACTCATGCCGGGCCATCTGTTTAAGATCTTGTTAATAACAAAGAAACTTAAAAAGCTCAAGACAATGCCAGCAACTAGAATGGCATTGACTACCATTTCTAAAAAACTGTCAGGCAAGAAACTTAGTAGAAACATTATCCACCAAATACTTCCATTGCGTGTTTATAGTGCTTGATTCGGTCTTCCAATCCCAGTGTACCACCATTTATGCGTTTTGTTAGAGTTAACATATCACCTTTGTCAGCCCACTGGTTCAAGTTGTTGGCTTCCCAAAACCAGCAAGCACTTTGTACGCAACCTTCAAAGGTCAGTAAATGTTCTGCTGCTTCTTCTACGGAAATTTCTAAACTTTCGGCATAGCGAGTATAGTTGTCTTTGCCGGTAAGTTGGATTAGTCCCTTACCACGATAACGCCAACCGTCACCTGACTCTTCGGGACCATTCCCCATTCTGCCACCATAAGCACGGTTAGCAATCATTTCTGGTTTGTTAGCGTATCTTGCCGCAGTGGCATCATCAGGAAAGTACTTGGGCCATACTTTACGAAGACTTGCAGCCTTGTAGTTAAGGTTTTCTGTAATAAATTTAAATCCACCAGATTCGTGTGCTGTCTGTGCTACAAATGCAGCCACACGAGGAATAGTGTGTATTTCATAATCTGGTAATATTTTGCAAAATGCGCTGTACCACTGTTGAATATAAGGGTTACCGTGTACGCATTCGTCTAGTTTTTCTACTGTAAAATCAAATTGGAATCCATCAGCCATTGCTTTGTCCTTGAAAAGTTATCTCAAAGTATTTAGCTTTTTGGCTGGTGGTTTTAGGTTTGGATTATTTTAAGCCTGCTGCTACTCGCAGCTGCTCAGTCCAATCATTTACAGGAGCAGTTCTGCGGATAGGAACTCTTGCAGCTTCCTGCATAGCAGTGATTTCTTCGTCAGAATCTTTATACTGTTTGCTGTAAAATTCAGGAGTTAAAGGTACAATATTAGCTACATTATCTAAGCTTAAATCATACTGTTTACTGTTTTTGCGATACTGAAACTTCCAGTCAGCTATGTCTTGATCTGTAAGATTAAGTAAGTCATCTACTAACTGCATAATGCGATCAGCTGCATCAACTGAACGCTCTATTTCAACAAACACAATGTATTCGCCGTCATCCATAACGCCTGAACTGACATCACTGTCTAGCACAAAGTCATATCCGGTTTCAAAGAATGACATAAGAGAGTTAGCAGGTTCCTTTTCACGAACTTTAAAGCTTAGTACAATGATATCCTCGTCGGTGCCCATTTTGCTTTTGAATTCATCAATGTGCAATTCGGATTTTACTAGTCTTTTTAGATCGCCCTGTTCTAGGCCTTCGAATATATTAGACTGCTGGTGCATTTTGTTGCTCCATGTCTTGTTGGAATACATCATCTGTTTGACCTTCTTCTGCGGCCTGCTCGATGTCTTCCTGATCTAACAGTCCGTTTTCAAGTTCAATACTGCCCTGCTCAATATCGCTCATTAACTGCTTGGGCATGGTTATAGTAACTAACCAAATAGGCTTGCTGACCATTCTGGGCATTTTTGTGCCTGGTTTGAAATCGTCGTAGCTTTTAACTGCAATAGGATATTCTAATATATCTTTTTTGTAAGTAATTTCGCAGCCATAATTAAGCAAACGCTCACCACCTGCAGGATCTGGCATATTTTTGTAATCGTACATAAAAGTGCAGGTTACAAAATACTTTTCATAAACTGGACCTTCGACTAGTTCGCCTTTTTTCCAGTTATCAAAAGCATATAAATCCAAGTCATCTAGCACACGCTCGTAGTCCAACAAAGTTTCTAAACTACTGTCAGTCATGTAGATATCTTTTGTGTTATCTAGTATTTTTTTAATATTCGCGGCCATAATATTATTTATGCGCTATTATTATTCTTTTGGCTCTTCTTTTTGTTCTATTTTTCGCTCTATTGGGGCGGGAAAGTAAGGTTCAATCACATAGTGATTTGCACCCCACCAGCCAATGGCTGTAAAAAATCCAGCTACTAGTAATTCAATTATCATTATTTTTCCAATAACTGTTTGACAAAATCTTGCAGAAGTTTGTGATGACGACCTTTGTGCCAATAGGGTTTAGTGTAGCTTTTATTGTACCAAGATTCTAAGCTGTCTGGGCAAGCTCCCATTACACCTACTTTACCCTGGACTATACACATTGGATCACCATTCGCATAGGTTGCAGTAACTGTATAACTTTTTGGGTTACCAGTAAAAGTACAGCCATCTCTAAAAAACATTTTTTCTTCTTGTCCTAGCCAAGTTACATCTGCGGCTATGTCATAGCATCTGCGAATATCTGCTGTAGGTCTTTTAATGTATTGTACTGCATCAACTTGGTCTAGTATATCAAAGTAATGTTTTCCTGCCCAGTACGCACCTACACAAATGCCTAGATAAGCACCACCTTGGGCTACAAAATCTGCTACCGCATTGGCTCTTTTTCTTAAAAACATAGCGTCATAGTCATCAGCATCTCCCACGCCTCCGGGAAATGCTAACATATCCACCCCCTTGAAAGTTTCAGATGTACATTGTTGTTCTGTAAAAATTTTTATGTTATAGAAAGGACTAAGTGCAGCAATAACACCATCACCACATTCTGCTGCTTGTTTGGAAGATTTGTCTCTAAATAGTGCTATGGTTTTCATATTATTGATCAACATATTTACCAACAGCCTAATACTTAGTCTAAAATACAGATTTATTATAACAGCGGTTTGCTATTACAGTCTATTTTTAAATATTAAGTGGACACTGAGTTTAGAGTCCGCTGCTTAGTTCCACACTTACACATTTGGAGGATATATTGTCAAAGCGTAAGAGTAGGTTGCTCTACCAACCTGAACAAAAAGTAGAAAACAATATAGTCAGTATCAACACTTATTATAATACACGCAAACGAGCTGTTCAATTACTACCCAAAACACTCAATCAAGAAACTTATATAAATCTTCTAACAGATCCCAACAAGCTAATAATTTTTGCCACAGGACCTGCGGGTACAGGCAAAACCATGTTGGCCATGTTAGCAGGTATAAGAGCCTTGAGAGAGGGCAGTATAACTAAGATCATTCTTACAAGACCCGCTGTGGGAGTAGATGATGAACAGCATGGATTCTTGCCCGGGGATCTAAATCAAAAAATGGAACCTTGGACAAGACCTTTGTTTGATGTATTATTAGAGTACTACGACAAAAAAGAAGTAGCCCGAATGCTAGACGAACAAATAATAGAGATATCTCCACTAGCATTCATGCGAGGACGGACATTTAAAAATGCGTGGATAATTGCAGACGAAATGCAGAACGCTACACCAAATCAGATGAAAATGCTGTTAACTCGTTTAGGCGAAAATAGTAAAATGGTTGTCACCGGGGACACCCGTCAAGCGGACCGCCAAGACCCTGACAATGGTCTATTAGACTTTAAGGCACTGGTCGAAGACTATAAAAATTGTCAGTACATAGCAGGAGTAGAATTAACCGGAAGAGATATCCAAAGGCATCCTGCTGTTAAGGAAGTGTTAAGAGTATATCGGGAGATATAAACTCTGGGTAGTCGGCTTCGGCCGACTACTTATTTCAAATTATGTACAACGATGTTGTAGATGTCACGCCAATTTTTAACTTTGGCGAATGGAAGCACAGCATCCATGTTATGTCCATGTTCCATTAGAATACTTCTTAATCCAAGATTGTAACCAACCTGAGCATTAATAATTTTGTCTTCTATCCAGTAATAGCCGCTGTTTCTGTAAGGATCTAATGCATCGTCTTTGTCTGCACTGGTTTCAAGGAAAATAAACTTCTCAAATGCAGTTTCACCGAACAATTTACGAAGATTCATTCTGCGGAGTTCGCAGGCATTTTCATCTTTACTTAGACTAGTAATACAGTGAAATACATAACCGTGTTCTTCGTGTAGTCGTTTTACATAATACATGGCATCACGCAGGGGAGGTAAAAAACCTATGTGTGCTGATTCGTTAAAAATCTTGACTAGTTTAGTAGCTTGTTCACCGTCAATACCGTATCTACTGCCAGTTTTATATTTTAGATGTCCGCCTTCAACTTTGTTAAAGCCGTGTTGTCGCATCCAAACATCAAAACTATACTCCCAGTCCAACAAGACGCCGTCGGCATCTGTCAGTATGATTTTGTTTTTCATTATTTTCTCTGTTGAAGTCGTTGTACAACGCCAATTGTTGCTTCCAATTGGCTTTCAAGTCTGTTGATTTTTCTACGAAGGTATGCCAGTTCTAGGGCTTGGTCGGTGTTAGTTTCAGCTAATTTTTTAAACTGATCACGCCAAGTTTTCATTTCTTTTTCATGTCCTAATAGTGTAGGACGCGGAGGTGCGTTGGGATCAACTACCTTTTTCTTTTTCTGGGTAAACATTCCTGGAATCATACAGTATTTATTTGTCGATTCCTGCTAGCTCTGTGATAGTAGCACTCAAGTTGATTTCAGGATCACCGCACTGACTGTGCCACACAATACCTTTGCGAATAATCATAATAGCTTCGTCTCGTCCTTCATCGCTTTTGCTCCACAAATCCAAGTTGTCATACATCCAGCGGAAGATTTCTTCCATTTCTTCAGGGCGAGCTTGTTCGCACAACAGTTTTCTAGCTTCACGAATCTTTCGCTGTTTGAACAGTTCTACCATTGTGAGTCTATAGTCTGCGGTACTGCTTTGTTCTTCTCGGGGACTTAACAGTTTACCAGTACTGCTGTTTTGTTGAATCAACTTTAAACAATTACGAAGATCAGGATAAGTTGCTTTGACATAGCTGTCCAGTGTGTCTAAGTCAAATTCTACTTCTTCAGTGACCAGTACTGTAGCTGCTCTTGCCGTAAATTCTGTTTGATCTGTTTTGTTAATCTGTAGATCTACGCAGCGACTTTTGATTGGCGTAATGATCTTGTGTACCAAATTACAAGTTAGGATAAATCTAGCCTGTGCTTGATAAGTTTCCATTAAGCCACGCAACAGTCCCTGTGCATTAGGACTCAAATAGTCTGCTTCATCTAATAACACAATTTTTAAGTGTCCAAAGGGCAGTGTACTGACAAAGCCTTCTATCTTTGTTTTAAGAAAGTCTACACCGTTGTCTCGACTGGCGTTGACTTGTAAAAAGTCATAGTCGTCAATGCCTAACTGATTGACCAAGACTTTGGCCAGTGTAGTCTTGCCAGTGCCTGCTGGTCCATGCAGCAGTAGATGTGGACAAGCACCTTCTTCAATCCAACCTTCTACTTGTTCTTTAACTGCTTGATCAGTAAACACATATTCGTCTACTGTTTTGGGTCTGTATGTTTCTGTCCAAAGTTCTTTCATTAGTATCTACTTCCTGGTTGACCCGGCTCGTTTGAACCGGTGCATTCATATCTATGATCAGTTGATCGGGGACAACGCTTGTTGCCGCATTCTGGACACACAATCATGTGTGTGATTGTGTACTGGGGATCTTTGTCCTTCATGCAATTATAACATCTGCAGGGTCGTTGTGAGACTTTCTTCTTGCCGAAGATAGCGTCCCAATTATTGCTGAAAGTATTATGGTCTACACTGAATGGTCTTGGTGCAGAACCTTTGCCGCCGTCGCTCATTTTCTTGTCTGTGCCTCTGCTACTCGTTTACGCAGACTACTGCTGCTAAAACTGTGATCACGCTTATTATACACAAGTTCAATGCCTCTGTCAAAACAAATTTCTTTACCTGTGAAATCTCTGTCAGCATATTCTACACCCAAAATTCTAACATCAATTGGCAGTGTCAGCAGAATATCTTCCAAATCTTTTTCAGTTTGGTAAACAACAATTTCATCTACATATCTAGTAGCACTTAATTGAATCTGTCGTTCCACAATGCTCTGTACTGGGGGATTTTTGCTGTCGGGTCTATCAATGGTTGGATCAGTCTGTAAGCCTGCAATCAAATAATCACAGTGATTTTTACATTCACTCAACATGGCGATGTGTCCAGCGTGTAGCAAATCGAATGTGCTAAAAGTTATACCAATCTTAAGACCTTTGTCTTTGAGTTCTCTTACTTTATTGAATATCATACAATCTTACCAATGGTTGAATAAATTAATTCATCTAGTTCACGCTGATAGTCTTGTCCTGATCTACGCTTTAAATAAATTGCAGTGACAATATCAGTGGGCAATTGCAAGCCCCGGCTTTCTATTTCTTCGATTAAATCGTCGTCGCTAAAGTCTGTTAATTCTACATCAACTTCTACACAAGTTTCTACGGTTGGCATTATACTAACTCCTCTACTACACCTAAAATTTCAGCCAATATTAGCAAGGCTCCTGTGCCTGCAATGGCGTATTTAAATCCTGCCGGTTCAACAATAGAACCTACAATTAATAATGTACCTGCACTAATTCGAATAGCACTTTTTACAATGCTGACATAAAAGTGTCCGCGGCTGGTATCTCGGGGTTGAATATCAAACTGCATTGATTAATTCCTTTAAATTTTTGACAGCTTCGGGATCTAAACAGACATCGTATTTGACATGTTCTTCTAAAGGATTCTTACTGTCTGTGTAAGTTGTGGTAATTCTAAAGTTTAACCACCCTTGGTGGGTGGTGTCGTTAAATTGTTTAAGTTCCATATGGGTCACATGCCCACCGTTATCGACTATTTGTTTTTTCATTTAAAATTTTCCAAGTTTTTCGTTTGGCTTGTAGTTCAAAATATTCTGGTTCCCCACTAAATGTGGGACTGGTTTCGAGAATTTCATCTAATAGATATTTTATCTCTAGTAGATCTTTTTTGATTTCCCATTGGGTAAATCCATCATTGTAGTGATTGTTAACTTGTGCGGACATAGCTCTTAGTTGATTTTCAATCAACTTTCTGTCCCAAGTAATTCTAAAGCTCATGTTATTTTTGTTTTTTCGTTAATGTCCAAGTACCGTCTTGGTTATCTTGCCATGTAATAACATCGCCAGGTTGCCATCCTGTGGACTCCATTAAGTCATCGGGAAATGTCAGTATCATGTCTTCGGGGCTTTCAGGATCTGCTTCGACTGTCAGTGTCCAAGTTTTATTCTCCATAATATTCTCTCGACTTTCTTTCTGCATGAACTGCTGTGCTGATGTTATCATCTGTGCTGGGCTCTTCGTCACTGACCATCATAATAGCGGCTGCGTCAATTCTGCGTACTGTAAATTGTACGCCGTCAATTTCAACTTCAATACCACGAGTCCAACGGCCGTGTTCTACTAAAATCCACTGTCCTGGTACTACATCTTCTTGTTTGGGACCAACAGCATAAACTCTGCACCAACGAGGTCTAATACCGTCTGTTTTAGCATCATCGCCCATTAAAATAATACCACTGCTCAGTGTTCTTTGTCCAAAGTTCATGTCTGTGGCCAAGACATGATCATTTAAGGGAATTAACTTTTTTACTTTATTAGTGAATTTAAAACCAATCTTTTGGTCAAATGGATTTGGCATTGCCATATTTGTTTACCTCTTACGAATTTTTGTTAAGTCAACAGGTGCGCGATGCTGATAGTGTTCTTGCATTCTTTGGTTACGCCCTTTTACCACTGTGCCATCGGGAGCAACAATATCGCCCCTTGCATTTGCGTTCATGTTACCAACAGCACGATCCTTTTCATGTTGAAGCCTAAGCTGATCCATGTTAACGGTTTTGCCTAATGCTGTTCTATAAATGCCTTTAGCCATAATTTTATCCTTGTGTGCTATTATTTAAGAAATTCTTCTATGTCTAATTGATAATATATACTGTCAATTTTGTGTACACCTATCAAATATAAAACATAACTGGCCACACTAGATCCACGACCCACGCCCCAAACAATATTATTTTTACGCATAGTATCCACCAAATACTTCATAAACTTTAACAAATCAAACAAGTTACGATCTTGAAACATCAATAGCTCTTGTCCTGTTCGTTGCAGTTGTTCTTCTGTAGTACACTGAGCCAATACCCACTCTGCAATGTCCATGTTTTTGTATTCTTCAGGCATAGACCATTTACTTTGATGAGTTCGATCAAAATCTTCTAAACCGGCATAGTCTACTGGCGTGTATGTGTTTAGTTTTTCAAATTCTGCGTGTAAATTTTTTATTGCTAAATTAAACTGTGTGGGGTCTTGCACTTGAAATCTTGTCAAATCTAGATCAGGATTTGTGTATAACAAATCAAACAGGTCATGCTCGTCAACAATTAATTCGCCGTAGCTGTTGTATTTCACTTTATATCGATTATATTATCAAACTTATCGTTTTTCTTGAGAATGTCATCAAGTTGTTTTTGTTGTCTGCGACTGATTTCTTGAGTAAAGTCTTCTAAAATCATTTGCAGTTGTTGTACAAGTTGACCACTGTTCATTCTATAAGCAGTGTTTAATTTTGTCATTAGTTCGCCGTGCTTCTTTTGCAGATCAGCGTCTGACATTTGACTTAAATCTGGACTTAATGGATGCATTATGCTCGATCCTTGTGGTCGTGACCTAACAGTTTTTCTAGTAGCTCTCGAGCAGCATAAATTCTGCCCGAAGCCATCAGTTGCCAAACTTTGGTTAATTGTAAGTAAAGTTCTTCGCTCATATGTTAGACTTCACATATATTATAAAGTCTATACCAGTTAAAATCAAACAGTTTGGTTAACCAACTCTGTACCAAGCATTCGTACTTGTGTGATAGATCCAAGTTCCACCAAAAGTAGTATTACCTGTGCTGAATGCACCGTTCACTGTTTGGCCGCCGGATCCACTTTGAGTCAAAGTTGTAATTGTATTGGCAAATGCAATCCTAATTGATTGCCCATTAACTGGAGTTGCAGGCATTATAATTGTATGTGTGGAAATAGTTCCAGCATTTGGATTTAAAAGTGCAAAACCAATATTACTATAAATTTGGGTAGATCCGCCATTTGTGACATTAGCGTATTGAACACCATAAGTTGTTCCGCCGCACATGTCGGTCATACCAGTTACAGTAGCATTACCAACGTTGGCATTACCGCTTACTGACAAACTTGTCAAAGTACCAACTAGGGTAATGCCAGATTGTACAGCAGTTTGAATATTGCCGTAGATGCCTGTATTAGCAATTAAATTATTAGCAGTTAAATTACCTGTGTAAGTGGCACTGTTACCACTGCTGACTAAAGTATCTACAATAATGTTATTAGCGTAGATATTGCCTTTAACAACTCCACCAACATTGGCTACTGTAATAGTTACACCAGTAGCTGTAGTGTTACTAATTGTGGTATAAAAGTTAACATTACCTTGGAACTCATTGCGATTGCGAGTAGCTTCACTTATGCTCCAACTTGTACCACCGTCTGTTGTCACAAGTTCAAACACATAATACCCAGTGTTTGCAAATCTTGTGACTTGTCCAGACTGGCGATCTAATGTGCTGATATTTTGGCTAACACTGGCTGGCCAAGTAATGGTGTAGGCAACATTTGGTACCACAACACCTAATCTAATACTGATTGTTTTATCTGTTACACTGCTGAAATTAGAAAATGTAACTGTTAAACTTGCGCCCAAATTTACCAATTGGTAACTGCCATTGTACCAGTTGTAAGTTAGTGTACCCGAGCTAACTGTGCCGTGATCATAATATACTTCTCTCAATCCCAGTACACTAGCGTTGGCTAGCAGTGAACCTGCCAAATTATTACTTTGACCTGCTATAACAGCATTAGCTTGAAGTGCTGAAATTTCAGTGGCAGCATATTGGAAGTTAGTTTTAATATTTTGAAAGTTATCTCTAAAACCCTGGCTGCTGTTATCTTGTCCAGCTACTGGAAAAGTTGCGTCTATGTTGGTATAATTAATACTGCTGGTCATTTATGACAATACTCCGATTTGGGGAAACTTAAGATATTTATCTCCTTGACTTGGGGTAGTATAACTATCTCGAGCTGTGTGACTATAACTAAGGTTGCTTACTGTGGTTAGACTATTACTGTAAAGTTCTACATTTGTATTGCTGTGAATTGTTTTTACAGTGCCCAAACGAACATTGGTATTTACTAAAATGGTATCATTTATATGTAAATCATTCATGAACAATGTAGTAGTTCCGTCCGCAGTAAATGCAATATTTGCTAAATTGGATGTTGCAGGATTATCAATAGTTAAGGTTACTGCACTAGAAATGCTAGTTATAGTTCCTAAACTATTTCCTGAATAATATATTTGCTTGCCAACTGATAATTCTGTGTTAAAACTGGTACCGTATCCAGTAATTATTGGGCTGTTAACAGTAGCAGAAATTAGTCCTGTGCCAGAAATATTAGTAACGATTCCTTGTATGTAAGGACTAGATGTATTAGCAGAAATATTACCTGTTCCGGAAACAAAATTGTTTATTATAAACGAATTTGTGCTATAGGTAAAAGCAGTGGCTGTAACATTTGAATTTGCATTTGCCGTTAAAATTAACGCTGTTGCGTTACTTACTGTATCAATTATTCCTAAACTAACATTGCTAACATATAAAGTTTTGCCAGGCCATAATTCACTAGTAAACATGGTTCCCGATCCTGTAACCAAATTACTAGCAGTATTTGCTGTAATTGTGCCAGTGCCTGTGTTTGGATCTTTATCAAAATTATCACTTAGTACACTGTCATATTCATATCTGTCAATTGTAAATTCTATGTATTCAAAATCTTCAATAACTTCACTTATTCTATAAGCTACTTCCAGAGCCTTGCCGGGCTGGACATAGCAAAGAACAAATGCTCTTGTAAATCCTAAAACTGTACCGTCTGTTTGTGTGCTGGTCATCCACTTTGGTAAAATACTTCTATTTTCATAACCTATATTGTCGCCTATTCTTTCATACATGTTAGGAAAACTGTTAGGATATACTGTGCTAACACCTGCTATGTTTGTAGGCCAAGTAACAGATAAGTTTGGACCTAGACCTTGATTATTAACTACTTCATCTATCAGTTCCAAATATACTACTTCATATATGGTATTTAGGTTATCGTCTTGCGCCCTTGCAGTCTTTACATTTGCAAAAGGTAGTCGCTTCCAATAATGATTGTATGTCATTGCAGATACATAGTCTGCAATCTGTTGAGGATTTAACCCCGTTTGTAATAAAACTCTACGCAAATTATTTTTTCCAAACCAAGGATCCCATTGTCTATATAGGTAACTAATTGGAATAATATCTGAATTATTTAAAATGCCATAGAATAAATCTCGTTGGCTTCTGGTTGGTAATAATTGGCAATATAAGTTTTCGTAAGGTTGCTTGTCTCTTTCAACTACGGTAATTGTGAATTCTTTTTCATCATAAACATAGCCGCCACTGTCACTTACTGCCACAGTAAATGTATATTTTTGATCCCATGTTGTAGCATTGTTGTCAAATGTAATAGTTCCGCCGTCTAATTGAAAAACTTCGAAACTTACACGACCTGCTATAGTACCATCTGCTTGTAGCTCTAGTCCAATTGGCAATCCGCCTGTCGTTAATAAACTATATTGTATAAACCTATTACTTGCTGTACTGGCACTGATATAAAGTTCACTTATATCACCATTGTATATTGTTCCCAGGTCTGAATCTGTATTCCAAACAACAGTATCACTGATTTGGCCCAATATTTTAAGACTGAAATTTTTTGTTTCACTTACATAAGTTGGGTTACCAGTTTTGTAAACTCTAATACTAAAATTAAATACATTGCTACTTAAAGAAGAATAAGGAACAAATCCAGTGATCCAACCGCTGTTTGGATCTAATGTAAGACCTGTGGGCAATGATCCAGACACTAACTCGTATGTAATTGCATCTGCATCAAAATCTTCTGCTTCAATTTGATATGCAAATTTTGTATTTTGTCTTATAGTACCTAAACTCCCTGCTTCTGTATATAATACTGGACTGTACAAAGTTGTAACGTCTGCTGTAATATAACTTGAATCTACAGTTTGTATGTCGTTGTCTGTAGTAAGACTTTGTCTCGCAAGTACATATAAGTTATAAATCTGTGTGTCTACATTTACTGAATCATCTGCTTGTACAGTAAATTGAAAATTTCTGCTGACATTAACACCCGAAAAATCAAATCCATAAAAATCAAACGCACTTGCATCAAACCCTTGATTATCAGTTGTTTGATCGCTGGTTATTGGTCTTATGTAACCTTTTATTAAGCCTGTTTGACTTAGGGTTAATCCTGTGGGCAAAGACCCAGCAATGATACTAAACACAGGTGTTAGCAAATTATTGGGTTCGATGGCTTCAAGTTGAATTTCAACATAATTGCCGTCCAAATATGTGCCCAGGTTTTCTGTTGTTGGAATTATAACAGGAGGAATAATTCCTGCTACAGTAATTGTAAAGGTTCGGTCCGCTACTTGATTAAGATAATTTTTGCATCTAACTGTAAATGTGCTGGTAGTTACTTTGCTAACTGCCGATGGTACACCTCTAATTTGTCCTAGTACCGGTATGCCTAAAATTCTACCATCGTCGTATAATTGTAATCCATCTGGTAAGGCCCCCGACACTAATTGAAATGTAACAGCAGCACCGCCCGCTGGATTATAAGCATCTAAAGGCAGTTCATAATATTCCAATTCAGGAATAATTCCTAGATCTCCTGCGGGGGTAATCCAAATAGGTGCGGTGTTGGCCATATTATGTATTAGCTACCATTGCAAAAATATTTGCAGAGGTGGTATCAGTTGATATCATTGATATGGTTGCAACAGTACCATTAGCTACTGCAATATTAGCGTTTCCTTTATTATTATTGCTGTTTATTAGTGTTACTATTCTAGTAGACCCTGTGTTGTTAAAAAATATGTAATCTTTGCGTATTCCTGATTCAGGTGTTCCAACAAGTGTAAATGCTACATTAGAACTCATATGAAAAGCTACTTGTGAAACATTGGTTAAGTTAAAAATAAGATTATAAGTGCCGTTAGCGGATGGCGCAGTTAATGTTTGATACTGTAAAGATTTTACTAAAGAAATAGAAGTGCTGTTTAAAATTAAATTGCCAACAACTGACACATTTGAAGTAACAGATGAACCAATACTATTAATACTTGCTTGATTTGCTGTGGTTAAAGTACCAGTTAAACTAGTACCACTGTTTCCAATAGTTGCGGCACTTACCGTGCTGGCAATAACTGATGTTACATTGACTGCGGATCCTGTTAGTGTAGCGCCCGAATTACCAATAGTGGCAGCACTGACTGTAGCACCCAAAAAAGCCGTGCCTGCATTTCCTATAGTGCCGCCGTTTATAATGTTAAAAGTGCTGGTACCTGAACTAGTAATATTAGCAGTTAAGTTAGCTACATCTGTGTTAGGGAAGAAAGCTTCAATAAATTGAAAGTTTTCATTTACTTTGATGAACGCATTCCTAATGGTATCCCCGGTACCGTCGTTAGGCGCTGATCCTACATTGATATTTGGTAATAAAGGCATAGTCGTTTTAAACCCGTTTTACTTATTTAGCGGGTTTTAAACTTTAATAAGGTGCGAAACTGCTGCCGCAACCGCAGGTTGTTTGAGCATTTGGATTATTAATAGTGAAACTGTTGCCCATGACATCTTCTTTATAATCAATACTTGCACCGTCCAAGTACATCATACTGGCGCTGTCTATTAACACCGTGATTCCATCTTCTTCTATGGCAAAATCATCTTCATTTTGACTTTCGTCAAATGTAAATCCATACTGCATACCACTACAGCCGCCGCCCTGCACAAAAGTGCGAAGTTTTAAAGATGGGTTATTTTCCTCTGCTAACAAATCTTTAATTTTATTAACAGCACTATCGGTTAATGTTAGCATATTATTTTCCTGCGTAAATTCGAATATTGACACGATCCCAATTAATCAATTGCCAAATTCTCTCTAAGTAGCGTTTTTTGTCAGCACCGTAGTCCAGAGCCCAGGCATGCTCCCACCAATCAATTAACAATGCAATGTCGTTTTTAATTTGGTGATTTTTAATAGTTTTAATTTCGCCTGTGCGACTTAGATAAATCCAACCCGAGCCTTGTATTTTCATAGCTTCAGTTTGAAACTTTTCTTTGAAGTCTTTAAAACTACCGTATTTTTTATTAATTAGAGTTAAACTAGCACCGCGTGGTTGATTGCTGGGGCGGGGATGTTGAAATTGACTAAACAGGATATTGTGTAAAAAAGCGCCTGCTTCGTTAAAAGTGGGATCGCCTTCGCCTTTGTTAAAACGGTCAACATAGCCCTGTGCCAGTTTACCATAATGGTAGTCAATGGTCTTTTTGCTCATCACAGGCTCAAGAGCACTACGCCCATAGGGCAGTTTATTAAGCTCTAACTGTTTACCTTTGGATTCTACTAGATCTATAAAGTGTTTAATATCTTGCGTCATGCAAGTATTTATTGCCTATACATGATGCGCCCTTTAGTAAGATCATAGGGGCTCATTTCTAATGTTACACGATCTCCGGCAATAATTTTGATATCGTGTTTTCGCATTTTCCCGCCTACATAAGCTGTGACGGTGTGTTCTGTGCTGTCTAACTTAACTCTAAACATGGCGTTTCCTAGTACTTCTATTACTTTGCCCTGCATTTTCATCGCTTCTTCTTTAGCCAATTTGGTTTCACGCTCCTTAAACTATTATTTAACTGTTAGATTCCGGGCACGAAGTTTTACCCAGGCAAATTCTTCCATAGCCGTTTTGTTGTTGGTGATGTACCCCTGCTTGCGGAATTTGAAATCAACAACTTGCGCCCAACTTTGGTGGACAAGCCTCACACCGCCTCGGGGGCCCTGGCACCATGCTAAATCACTTTCTTCAATAATTTTTGGTTCATACCAACTTAACTGTATGGGCGAAGAGTCTGACGGAAAGCACCAAGCATAGTCGCCCTTGATGCCATAATAATGATACTTAGCCACGACGCATCCTTGCCTGTTCTTTAGCTTCTTCGTCACTAAAGATAGGCACAGCATTGCTCTTGTGCAGTGTACCAATACCAATCATTTTGTCACCAGTATATTGCTGACGAGGCTTACTGGACACTGCACCTAAATGGTCGTCGGGCACACTGCGGCCAATACGGGCAGTTTCGCGTCCCGGAGGAGCAGTCAGTTTATAAGCGGTATGCAGGGGTTCAAAAATTTTAGCCACTCGTTTCTCCTTAGTGGGCACGCCATGTCGTTGTTTAAGAGCTTCCCAATCTTCAGCAAGTTTTCTTGCTCGTTGCGCTTCTTCAGCTGAACGAAACTTTTGCTTGCCTTTTTTCTTACCACCAAGGCTAAGACTGGGATGATGCAAGTGCATTGACATAGGGCACCTATATTTGTTGCAAGGCTTTAATTATAGCACAATTGGCAATTTTGCACAAGTAATACCGAAGTACTAGTTTTCCTGCACTGTGTACTTTTTGAACTGCCAGTCGGGGGCTTTGATATATTCGTTGTTGGTAAACAAAAACAAGTGGTTAGGATAACGGCGTTTAACATGATCGATTAGCTCTTGGTCAGTGCGTCCTTGACCTAAAAATTCGCCGTCATCATTGTCGTACCAGTAGTAGATATCACCGTGTTTTTCTACTGTGACACGATGCACGATTTCGTCAACCTTTTTATAAAAGTCATCTAGTCTTTCCTGCTCCTGCGGCCTTTGTACAGCAAAGTATCTAAATACACTCAAACACAAGCTGATGATAAAAATCCACCATACCATGTTTAGGAAAAACACAAAGAATTCTACTACAAGGTCGTTGCTAATATCCATATCAAGTCCACAGGCTTTCACGAATTTTAATTAGACGAATCATCATTGCTTCATCTTCTTTTTCATACTGCTGTTCAATTTTGCGACTGAGTTTGAGAGCCTTACGACCCAGTGCCTCAGTTTCTTTATTTTTAGATTGAACGCCAATCCAACGCAGGCCTTCGCCCTTTTCTTCTCGCATGCGATTGCAGTATTCTGTCCAACCACTGGCATCCATTGGATCAGGACGATTAGGGTAAACTTCAGTCCACCACTTATACAGTTCCAAAATTTCTTTTGCAGCTTTAGCTTGGTGAGTGGGCTTACCAATGTTAGCACTGCCGGGCTCGCACTCGTCTTCTTTCCAAACTAATTCACTTTGCCATTTTAGATTGTCAAGTCCTGCCTGCGGACATCGCCAAGCACGAACATTCCACCAACCAAAACGCCACCATGGAGCATTGTACTGTTTACGCTTTTCTTCTGTTTCCCATGTTAGGTGCCACCAAGCTAGTTCTACTTCAACATAATTAACAAGTTCATTGAATAAGCAAGGTAAAAAGCGATTGCCCACATCACGCCACTGACCACGAGGAATATCCCTAGCACTAGCGGTAAGAGCATGAGTCCTAGTAAGCCAGCGATTATTGATGTAATACTTGACAACATAAATTTTATCAGGAATGTACAGCAAAACATCTTGAATGCGATCCAGACCTTCTTCGGCAATCCACCAACGAACAGGGTGGGCTTCGCGGGCTTTGGTTTCCCATTCCTGCCACTGTTCGCCAGTGCCAAATTTAAGTTTGCTGGATCCTCGCACCCAGTCTGCAAAAGGTGTACAACTCCAATAATTTCTCATTCTTTCTTTCCGCCAAACAGTTGAAGTAGGCTTAAAAACAAGTTAATAAAATCTAGGTACAGCGTCAGCGCACCTATTACTTCTTCGCGGCCAGTTTCGGTATCGCGGCTTACCAGTTCCCTGATAGTCTGTGTGTCATATGCAGTCAGTCCCAAAAAGATAATGATAGCCAAAGCACTGATCACCATCTGCATCACAGTACTGCCAATAAAGATATTGACAATGCTAGCAAGGCAAATTGAAATCAAACCCACAAACAAGAACTGTCCCATGCTGGTTAGATCTCGTTTAGTGAAATATCCATAAAAGCTCATAGTGCCAAACAAAATTGCCCCACCCATGAATGCCGACACAATTGATCCCATGGTGTAGACCGCAAAGATAGTACTGAAACTCAGGCCCATCAATGCAGCGAATCCATGCAAGAACAGTTGCAGTGCTGGTGTACTGAATCGCTCCTGTGCAAAACTAAAGGCCAAAATTGCCACAAGGGGAGAAAAAATCACAATCCACTTCATTGCGCCTGTGAAGAAAAACTCCAGGAGTTCGGGCGTAGTGCCAACAATGAAACTGATGATCATGCTGGTAATCACAGCTAAACTCATATGCCTGTAAACACGAGCCATTGCTTCGTTAATTTGACTTGCTGAACGATAAATTGCTAAATCCATTTTTTACTCCTTAAAAAAATTCTGGAACAAAACCATTGCCCATGCCCTTGTCAGTATAGGGTTTTAAGTTGGGTGGTTGCCAACCTTCGGGCTTCAACACTTTGCCATCCTCACGCTTACGAACCTTGCCAGTTTCTTTATCGATCTTGGCAAGGTTAGTACGCATAACTTCTTTCCACGCACCTTCTATATCACAGCCCATGCTATGTGCAGCACCAATAGTGACTACCAATATATCAGTTAATGCGTCCACAATTTCTTCAGGGTTGCAATCTTTGACAGCAACTTTCAGTTCACTAAATTCTTCCTCAATCAAATTAACATATAGATTGAATTGTTCAACATTCCAGTTGTCTGTGGTTTGATCACAGGCCTGCATGAATTTTTCTTGATCTTTAAAGGGATTAGTCACCGTGAATTACCTTCCATCCTAGTTTGTTTAAATCTTGTTCAATTTCTTCTGTTACTGTGCTTTCACTTACAAACTTCAGAGAGTCTGTGTAGTAAACTTTTTGTTCGTCGGTTAAACTGTCGTACTCTGCTTGGTCAAATGTTTCAGGACCATTTCTGATACCACTACAGTACCAGTCAATGTAGTCACCTTCTTGTCGCATGTCAGCTATAATTCCACCTGCACTGCGCCAACTGCATGACCAGTATTCATCTTTGAGAATAGGCCAAACATCCAACCGTTGAAAACTGTTATTACACATGGCCGCATACAGATTTTGACTGTAGACTCTGCTGGCACGAACTTTGGCAAGAATCCACTCTGTAGTACAGAGATCATAGCTCATGTTATTTTTCTGCCACTCAGTGCTTTCTTCTAATTCCATGTCTACTTGTTCCCAGGTTTTCATAACTTCCAGCATTTCTTTAGCTGCTTTAACATCTTCCGGTGATTTTGCTTCGGCTATTTTCCGTTCATAGCTGCGCTTTCGAAAACTGTGTCTGTCCGGACTGCGACTCATCTTATTCATGAAGTATTATAACATGATTACGAATTTTGTGCTATCAGCTGTCTTGCCAAATTATCACGCTGTTGTTTGGTAGGTTCGCCCAAAATAACAATAGCTTGCATTTGACCAGCTTTTTCAACCATTAAAATTATGCACCTGCCTGCGTGGCTAGTATAACCAGTTTTGGTAAGCACAATGTTATCGAATTCGGACAGCAGTGCCTTACTGGTACTAGTATACACAGGCCGTTCTTTATATCCATATTTAGTTTTTACGACGGTGTAGATTTCAGGTTGGTTAGCCACAGTTCTTATAAAGTTATAACGATAAGCATTAACCAATAGTTCTACCAATTCGTTGGCAGTGCTGAGATTAAACACGCCCAAGCCACTGGGATCAATGAATTTTGTATGTTCTAAATTTAGTTGAGCTGCTTTGACATTCATGGCCGAAATAAAAGCAGTTCTTCCACCAGGATAATTTTTAGCTAAAACTTCGGCGGCTGAGTTGTCACTGCGTACCAATAAACTGGTCAACAGTACACTGACCTGTTCTGTTTGTTTTTTATTAGTTTTTAATTTTTGATCTAAGTTATAGTGATCCAGGGCCACCATGGCAGTCATAAGTTTAGTAATACTGGCAATGGGCCTTACTACATTGGCATTGAACTGTTCTACCACAGTGTCTGTAGTGACATTATAAACTAGCACACTAGGCGACTGCGCGGCCTGTGCCTTAGAAAAAATAAACAAAGATAAAATAGTTACAAGAATTTTTCGCATCAATTATTTACTTTGACCTACTTTTCTCTTGCTCAAGATCAAGGTTTTTCAGCAGTTTTATATCTTTGTGTGCTACTATAATTACATTATAATACTTGCCGTTGTGCTGCAAAGGCAAGTCTAAAATAATGCTGACTTGGGGTCTGTGGTCAGCAGTAATGATGGTGTCTACACCAACTTTGCCTACAAAAGGAATTTTATTCCAATGACCATATACACGGTCACCTAAAAAATATTTAGGCTTATAAGAATTGCGTTCGAAGTAGTCTGTTAAATTAGCCATTTAAGTACTCTGAATATTTTAGTCTAAAAAGTGTTTCAAGTTGATCATCATAAAAATCTAAAAATATAACTTCTATATATCCGTGGTCTTTGGACCATTCGCGATGAAGCCTTGGTGTAAAACCTAATTCTCTCTGCATGGTTGATCTAATCATCCATAAACTAGGCTTCAATTCATATTCTTGTTTAATATGCCGTCTTAACTTGGCCCAGTGCTCAGTACTGAGTTTTATACTGCCAGCCATTTAGTGTGCCCATTTTAAGGCAAATAGTGTTGCTTGGATTTCGTCTTTGAATTTGAACTGCCAGAGCTGGCCTGGGAATGGACTGGTCACGCTGAATGAATCAGAACCAAATTCATTACTAGCCCAAAGTATTGCACGAAAAGTGCTGATTTTTGTACCGTCAACAGTGATTGTAGTCATACTGTATTATAACACAACTTTGAATTTTATACTAGTTCTGCCCACCGTAACATAAACCATTGTGCGTGATATAGTCGTTTAAATGTGAATCGCCAATATGCAACACCAGATGCGCCAGGACCAGTAACAAAGACTTCACCCCAACCCGGATCAAACTGTTCATTACACCACTGTTTGGCTTTGTAGCCTCGTGACGCATGACCTGTCCAAGTTACTACATAATCACCTTTGATGCACTCTAGTTTCATTATGGTTTTTTAAGTATATCCCAAGTTGTCATTTTATCTTTGATTTCTTGTTCTAACTCTCGATACCTGTCACCCAACTCTTTGAGTTCAGCCCACTCAGCTTCCAATTCGACATTAGGTTGCAGAATGGCCAATCGTTGTTCAACTGCTTCCATCCAAGTTCTTAGACTTTTACCATTCATGTTGATGTCAGCGTCTGCACCCATAATGTTTATTTTACCGTTTTGGTTCATTACATAAGGTGCATGAGGTGAAGATGCTGTCCAAATAGCAGTGGTACCCGTAGCGCCAGTGCCAGAAATAACTCCCGTAGTGCCATTAAATCCTGCTGTGGTATGACCAGCAATGCTATAGGTGTAACTTGAGCTAGTTGCATTATATGCTGTGCCACCAATTGTAACATTGGGATTTGTTTTCATAGTTTTCCATATGTAATCATCATCTTCCATCTGCTTCTCTCCAAGTATGGTCACCTAACCATTGTATGCGTTGTAGATATTGATAGTGTTGTGGTGGTGCTGTGGCCCAATCCTCTGGACCCAGTGATGACAGTCTTGTTAAATTCTTCTCGCTGTCCCACAATAGCCAATAATACTGCCCAGGATACAATTTAAAATCATACACCGCAGCATGTACCGCATCGGTTAAGTCTAGGCGTTTTTTTATGTCTGCGGCCTGTTGTTGAAGTATGGTAACCAACTGCATGATACGATCGTATTCCTGTTTGGCATGCATACGAGCCGCATTGACCATTATGTCCTTTTGTTTAGTTACAGGCACAAGATCAAAGTTGGGTCCCGAGGATTCGGTGGCATAAGGTGTGACATTGCGATTGATAAAATGCACAAGGTCACCGCCGACATTAGCGTCAAAGCTTGTTCTGCCTTTAGCAGTGTTAGTAGGTTCAGTCATAAAAAAAGCCTATACAAGTATAGGCTCTTTTGTAGTCTTTGTCAACAGTTTAGAAACTAAAACCAAGACCTAGACCAACTGCGTTTTCTTTGATGTCTTGAATGCTTTTGCTGACATTCAAATTAACGCTGACATTCTTGGCAACTGGAATGCTGTAAGTAGCAAAACCAACTGTCTGTTTGGTGCGAGTGACTTCGGAGCTGCCAACACGGGTCTTAACACCGGCTAGAGCAAAACCTGGACCAACTGGCATGCCAGCAGTAGCACCTAGCAAACCGTAGTTGTAAGGTGTAGTACCGTTGTCATGGCCAACACCAACAAAAGGAGTTACCATACCAAATGCTTTACCGCCAGTTACTTCTAGGCTGCTTAGAACACCACCACCATCCAAACGAGCTGTACGGCTTTGTAGTCCCAACTGAATGCCACTGACTTCGGTGCCAGCGCGAACATATTGAGCAACACTATTGGTGCCACCTTTACCTGCGCTGACTTTGTCAACATCAACGCTGACATAGTTAGCGGCAAAAGCAGAACTGCCAATGCTAAGAGCTAGAATAGCAAGAATTTTTTTCATTGTTTTTCCTTAAAAAAGTTATTTATTAGTATTTTTACTGATCATAAAAATATCAGTTATCTTGGTCCGGCGTGCAGGAATCGAACCCACATTCATCGGGTAGAAGCCGATTGTATTATCCATTATACTAACGCCAGATAATCTATTATAACACAAAACCTACTGTTGGGTCAAAGGATTTTGGTCTTTCTTCGTAGCCAACATAGCCTCTTGGGTTACAAATAACGGTACACTGATACACAGGATACTCGAAAGTGTCATGTGTATGTCCGTGTGTCCAGTATTTAATGTTTGTATTGCGCTCAATCAAGTCTTCCAAACTACTGCTATAACCACCATTCATATGGAAGTCATCTTGATACTTGGGTTTGGTACTGAGTCTGCTGGGACTGTGATGTGTGACCACAACCACGGGACGATCCGCAAATTGTTTAGCAATATCACTGATGTACTGTCGAGCCGCCATGTGATCTGCTTTAGTTGCTTCAGGCGTCAACTTGTAGTATAGATTTTTTTCCGGATAGAAATTTTGAACAACACGATAATCGTTCATGTAGGATTTTAAAGTCCAAGCAGTGATGGGATCACCTTTATTCAAATCCGTCCACAGTGTAGCACCTACGACAACAACATCGCCAATTTCAGTATAAGACTTTTCCAACAGTTCAATGTTCTTAGGCAGCACACTTGCGAGATAGTCGCGGGTTTTATCAAACCTACCACCATAGTGCTCGTGATTGCCCATAACATAAATTACTCTATCATACTTTGAACATTCTTCATGAAAGAAACGAGTATAACGATCCGACCGTTTGAAATTGCCGTTGGCAGGCCCGCCTTCGTTCATGATGTTTTGAACATCATAATCGGCTTTGACATGTTTAGCTTCACAGACATCGCCTGAGAGAATTAGGACTTCTCCGCCAGGTAGTTCAAGGTCTGCAAACTCTAAATGGAGATCGCTGATAACAGAAAATTTCATTGGTCCGACTCAATTTCTATCTATGTCAATATTATAGCAGAATTGAGATTTTAGTGCAATTGGGTATCTAGTATTTATAGATTAAAAAAGGCACCGAAGTGCCTTTGCGTCGGATACTTACAGTATCACAGGCCCAAGGCCAAAGCACGATAGCCAGCGGCTACAACTTCGCGGCTAGGAGTGCCCAAACGGTACTCGGTAACCATAACATTGTTGCCTGCCTTACGCTGGTTAGCATAGACAGCAAAGCCAGCATGACGAATGCGGCTAACTTCAGCGCGGGGATTACCGATGCTGAAACGCTTGCTAATTTGGCTAGCAGTCATAACTTCGCCGTTTTGCAAAGCATTAAGAAGTTTGTGAGTTTTAGATTGTTTTGAAAACATAATTTAAGTTCCTTTTAAAAGTTACTGCTTACTAGCAGTTAAGATCTATTGTAATGGAAGTTTTGATTAAGGTCAATGACTTTGATTAAAAAGCCACAAGTTTATTAACCGAAACAACATTCATTACTCTAAATGAACGCCACTCGCCTTTGTCCAAACACCAAACCGACAGTGTTTCGGGTTTGTGAGCTTTTGGTTGTTTGTTCTCCACAATGGGCTGTGGGGGCAGTGCGTCTGGCCTAAGTGTGCAGGGCATAGTGCGTTCAGTGCCATCTACTTTTGTAAAAGTTACGCTGAGATCTTCTTGCAGTGCTTGGCGCAACCATGCATTGCGTTGATCCGCAGTAAATTCATTCCATTTGTCGGGCAACATTATTTTTTCCTTTAAGTAATTTTTTTAGAGTATCAAATTCCACATAAGCAACTGTCACAAAGACTAAAATTAAAATCAGTGTTAATTGATCAAAAGCATCCATTACAAGTACTCTACATTATATTTGATTTGTGGGTAGTGTTTTTTGAAATCTTTTATTTTTGTACACAGATAGATGGTATCATTTACTTCATAAATTCTAGCCAGTTCGGGAGTTTTGATTGACAAGTTAATGCAACTGTCTTTGGACATGGGTCCCATAGCATATCTTGGACGCATGTCGGTATAATCAGCAGAAATCAAATAAAATACCAATAGGTATTCAGTCATTTCTTTTAACCCCAAATTCTTGTAACATAAGGGCCGCAACACGCCCATACCATTGTCTAGCTGATTCTTCGTCGTCAAATTCGGGACTTAGTTCAATGTCATGGTCTGTGGTTTCAACCCATACATATACTTCATCAAAGTCATCGTAGATCAGTGTCATTATTTTAATCCAAAATGTTGTTTGATAATTCGTGCGGCACTGTCAGCATCTAAGGGAAAAGGTTCTTGACGCCACTTTAGTAATTCATTCGCACAATCTTTCACAATCAACTCGGCGAACTTTTCTGGATTCAACTCTGGACAATCTACATATCCATTGCTGTAGTAATCCATAGCCTGATTCATAAGTTCTCGAATTCGTTCGTTCATATTACATCTGCTTTGCGTCAACAATAATCATAATGCCAACCAGCAACCATAGCACACCAACAATAGGATCACCTGCCACAATGTCTGACACGGCTGACACCAAACAAAGTGCTCCGACCACAAAGCCAATTGTTTTACGGTTACGATCAAACCAAGTAATAAATTTATCCATGATAGTCTCCCAAAGTCTCAATATTATTTGCCCAAATTTGATACCAACTGCAATACCAAGTGATAAGAACTTGATTCATTTCTACCCATTTGTTCAAGTTTTCAATATAATCAGCCACATACATGGGCATGGGGCTACAGTTACAACCTGTCATCGCAGTCTCCTTTAAGCAATTATAAACGAAATGACTATTACAGTCAATACTAGGATTTGAGAGCTGCCAGTGTCTGCTCTTGTGCTCGTTTTTCCAAATCCGCTTCTTCAGCTTGTCGAATTTTGTAAGCCATGTTATTCATGAATTCCAAAACTGCTGCCTGGCCTGCTTCTGTAAAATGACTGTATTGTTCGCCAATTTTACTATAGTAGTAATACCTAGGATCTCTAATAATTTCTTCTATGCCGCCGTAGATAAAATGTTTAAGTGCTGTTTTTTCCATATTAAATTTTCTCACCAACTTCAAAGCCACGGAATCTGAGGAACCTCGGAAAACGAAGCGAATAAGTGCCATCTTGATTTTGTGTAACCGCATCTGCTCTTACCTCAATGATTTGACCAATGAGATCACTACGACAGCGCCAAAACTCAATTCGATCACTATCGCTAAGACCACTACCAACATTGACTTGGATACTGCGTCCGTCGTCGACCCCTGAAGCCACCAAAGCCCCAAGCCTTCCCAAGTTTCTACCAGTGCCTTCTTCAACATCTGTGACCTCCAGACTTACTTCAATAAAAGGTTTCAATTTAAGCCAATTAACTGATCGCTTGCACTCATAAGTGCCGTGAGGATCTTTGATCATAATGCCTTCATAGCCACCTGCAATAGCTCTAGCATTGATCTCTTTAAACTTTTCTTGTCCTTTTTTGGTATCAAGGTCAATGTCTTCCCAATCCAACACACGCACATTGGGCAGTTTGTCCTTGTAAAAACCATACCACATTTTCAATGCTTTACTGCGTTCAAGTTGGCTCTTGTCCCAACCACCCTGTTCAAACTGTGCAAGAGGCAACCAGTCAAACAAGTTCAATACAGCATCTCCTGCGGCCACATCACTTTTACGATGCACCTGTGTCATCAAGTCTTGAAAGCTACTGCTCATAACTTCCCCGTCTAAGACCCAGGGTTCAGTCATTGCGGCGGCAGTGGCCTTTAATTGTTCTTTAATGTGTTCAAAGTTTACCAGCTCTTTGCCGTTGCGGCTGAACTGATCAACACGCCCATCAGGATATACAATGCTAATGACACGCACTCCATCAAGTTTAACTTCGATGAGTTTTCGGCCGCTAACTTTGCTCTCATGATTAGCACTGTCGTGAGCAAGCTGAACAGTAAAAACAGGGATAAGATAACGAGCATAATTTTCTCCTACTACATTGTTAATGGTTTTTTCCGACACTCCACAGCGAAGGTCTTTAATAAGGATACGACGATACCATCCATTCCATTCAGCTTTGGTGGCTGACTGCATCATTTTGGCAACGGTATCGCGAGCAAGGTTGCCTGTGACTTGACGATTAACGAAGCCAGTAATAATGATAGTAAAACTATCCCAAGATAAGCCAGGGCCGTCCGCATCTTTTTTCTCCGGTATTTGTTTAAGTCCAAAAGTCACAGTACTGTCTAAGGCCAGCCTGCAACCTTCAAAAAATTCATTGTTGCCTGCTTCAGCCTGAGCAAGAATGATTGCTTCTTTATTTAAGCGACTACTATGACGCTCAAGATCGGCAATTACTTGATATGGTTTGTCCATTATTCAAAGTCCTTGATGTGTTTGCATTGTCCACGGAATTTAAAACCTGCACAGGTACAGCTAAGACCGTTTTCACTGCGTTCAACAATGTAAACATCGCCCTTGCTGCCTTTTACTTCCCAACGGGGATTTTTAATCACTTCACCAGGAATGGTATATTTGAAAGTGTTTTTGACTTCTTTAAACTGCCTACCCCGGATATCGATCCTAATGGGATTTTTAAATTCTTTAACCGTTTTGGTGCCGGGTGCCACAAAAGCATACATAAGACTCTTGCTGTCATTCAGCAGGTAAACACCGTTGGCAATGTCGTCTTTGTAGTCAGTTGTTTCTTGATAGAATTTCATTCCAACCCCAATTTGTTTTTACAGCCATATTATAGCATAACTGGGATTTATTTGCAAGTAATACTTTGGTATTATTTTAGATCTTCGGGTTTGAGTCCCTGAATATTGAATTTTAACTTTTTTCCAACGCTGATAAAACAACCAACTTCTTTATTGAACTGTACAATGCTGAATGAATCTTCTTGTCTATTGTACAACACACTGATTACCACTTGTTGTTCGTCTTTGGCTGTTTCTTTTAGACCTATCATTATGGGAACTTCTTGAAATTTATCAACTTCTTTTAGGAAATCTTTATAGATAAAACAGTAGGCAGGAAAATCAACTAGTCTACCATCTTGGGCCCAGGACAGCGCAGGTACTAACAGCAGGAGCATTAAAAGTTTTTTCATATAGTACTTATAAAAATAGGGCCCGGGGGGCCCTAGTACTGGTTACGGATTCCAGTGATAGCTTATCTTCTACCCGATTTATTAAATGCTCAGTTTATTTATCACTGCTTGATTTGACTCCAAACTTTTTGCCTAATTTGGTTTTGCAGTGATTCTGGCAAATGTACATAGTCGAGATCTTCACTCATTTTCTTACCATTCTTGAATGCCCAATCAAAAAACTTGATAACTTCTGTGCTGGCTGCTTTATCCGTGGGATCCTTGTACATGATGATAAAACTGGCAGTTGAAATAGGCCAAACATCTTTACCTGTTTGGTTTACAATGCTGATACCCATGCCTGGCACACTGAACCAATCTGCTTTGGCCGCAGCGGCTGCAAAGGTAGTGTCATCGGGATCAACATAAGCACCTGATTTATTTTGTAGTTTCAAATAAGTCATGTTGTTTTTCTTAACATAAGCATATTCAACATAACCAATACTGCCACGCACTCTTGTAACATTGGCTGCTACACCTTCATTGCCCTTGCCACCAACTGAACTGTCAGCAGGCCATTTGACGGCTGCTCCTTTGCCAACCTTTTTAGCCCATTCTTCACTGACACTGCTTAAGTAATCAGTAAAGTTAAAAGTTGTGCCTGAGCCATCTGCACGATGTATCACTGTGATATTTGTGTCTGGTAATCGTTTACCAGGATTTAACTGTTGTAGTTTTGTGTCATTCCACTTGGTAATGTTGCCCAAGTAAATGTCTGCCAGTACAGGACCTGTGATCTGTAGTTCGCCTGGTTTAAAACCTTCTAAGTTAATAACTGGAACAGTGCCGCCGATAATAGCTGGAAACTGTACCTGTTCTAATTTATCTAAGTCTTCGCCTTTTACTGGAGCGTCAGTTGCTCCGAAAGTCACAGTTTTGGCATTGATCTGTTTGATGCCACCACTGCTGCCAATGCTTTGATAATTAAGGTTATTGCCTGTTTGTTTTTGATAAGCTTCAGCCCATTTAGCATAAATGGGATAGGGAAAGGTTGCTCCTGCCCCTGTGATTGTACCTGCTTGTGCTGTAACAGCCAGTGCTGTCAGTAGTGTCAGTATTAGTTTTTTCATTTTTGCATTAACTCCTTGATTGCACAAGTATTTAAGGTCAAAAAGATTACAGAAATATTACAATCGTTTTTTAGCTTCTACTAAGTTATCTCTAAAGATTTCCCATGCTTTTTGCCAAGACCATCTATAACTATTGACATAGACTGTTTGTCTATTCAGCATTAAAGTATCCATTACTGCCTGTTTTAAATCATCATTTAGACAGCCCGTTATTCCTTCGTCTATAACATCCAAGGGTCCTTGACAGGGGTAAGCAGCTACCGGTGTGCCGCAGGCCATGGCTTCTATCATAACTATACCAAAAGTTTCCCAACGACTGGGAAAAACAAATACATCAGCTGCCCTGTAGTAGTCAGCCAGTTCCTTTCCAGTTTTAAATCCTACAAACAAAACATCTGGATATTTTTGTTTGTATTCTTCTAACATAGGGCCATCGCCTACCATTATTTTTTTAAAGTTTTTTAACTTTAAATTAAAAAAATCTTCTAAATTTTTCTCCTTTGATACTCTACTAACGCACAACAAAATGCCATGCTGCCTGCCAACAAAGTTATTGTTACTGCTAGGATAAAAAATACTTCGGTCAACACCTCTAGTCCACGAAATAATATTACCATCAAATCCATGATCTTTTAGTTCCTTTACCATAGAGTCTGTAGTAGTCAAAACTTTGCCGCTGTGTTTATGAAACCAACGAATTAAAGGCCAAGTAAAATTCTCAGGTATTCCAAACAATTTTCTAAGTCCTTCTGGAAACTTAGTATGATAAGCAGTATTGTAGCAATAATTGTGTTTGTCAAGATATTGTCTAAAACGCAGACCAATAGGACCCTCTGTGGCGATATGGATATAATCCGGACAGATCTCCTCAAGTATCTTGCCCACCTTCCTGGGAAAGGCAATCTTGACTTCGTTGTAGCCAGGGCAATTAACATAGCGGAACCGCCCGGGATCAATATATACAACACGATAGTTGTCGCGAACCGCACACGCCTCAATATTTTTATAGGTTGTAACCACGCCATTGATCTGCTCCGGTAAATTATCAGTTATGATCAATATAGTTTTTTGCATTCGGCCACTACCTTAAAACTGTCAAATTTTATCCATGTTTTCATTGATTGAGCTGCCTGTTGGCAAGTCTGCTGATCCGGTAATTGAATTTCTATTCTTGCTGGAACGTCTCGAGGATCGTTTAAGTGTACCGCTATTAATATCAGTATCCACATCGTCGTGCTCCTTGGTCCAAGTTACTATATGCCATGATCCGTCGTACTGCTCCACCAATGCAGTACAACTTTCTACCCAGTCACCGTCATTCATATAAGTGACTTCGTTTATTGTTTTAATTTCTGCGTGATGTATGTGTCCACAAATAACTCCATCAAATCCGCGTTTTTTACAATAGTTTGCCAGGTTTAATTCAAATTGAAAAATAAAGTCCACTGCTCGTTTGACTTTTACTTTTAGAAATTTTGATAGACTCCAGTATCCAAAACCCAACCTATGACGAATCCAGTTAAAACGATTATTAAGGGCCAAAACCATGTCATACGCATTGTCTCCTAAAAAACTTAACCAAGGGGCTAATCTTGTGATGCCATCAAACATATCGCCATGAACAACAAGATAATGTTTTTTGTCTAAGCCTATATGTTCAATTTGATTGCAGACTTCTATATTACCGAAACCTATACCGTAGGGCATAAGGGGTCTTAGAAATTCATCGTGATTGCCAGCTATATAGATAACTCTTGTGCCGCGTTTGGCATGACCTAGTATTCGTCTTATTACATTGCTATGCGATTGTTTCCAACGCCATTTGTTGCGTTGTATTTTCCAACCGTCAATTATATCGCCTACTAGGTAAAGTGTTTCGCAGGTATTATGTTTGAGAAAATTGCTTAAATGATCGGCCTTGCAGTCTTTGGTGCCAAGATGTACATCGCTTATAAAAATACTGCGGTAAGTTTTTTGCATTGTAACAATATTTAAGAACAATATTGTTACAATTCAGTTACAAAGTGATAATTTTCATTTTACTTGCACAGGTCAAGCAAGGCCCCATGCGTTTTTTATCACAGTCCGGACAGAGTTTAATGGTTTGAGTAGTAATGTGACGAGGGAATAGTATTTCCTGCTCATACTTGCCAGGTTTACTGGTGTCTCCGCAGAGTGTTTTTGGTTCGGACATAGATCAATACCTTTATATATGTTTAACGCCTGCGGTTCAAAAAAGTTTACAAACAAAAAGGCCTTGCGGCCTTTTTGGTTATTTTGGGTAAAAAGGCATAACTGCCCCTGGTATGGCTATCAGGCCATTACAGCTTCACGAGCTGCAGAAGCAAGCTTAACGCCTTTTCCGCTGAACTTGAAGCTACCTTTTGTAGATGCTGTTGCATTTACTGAATGTATGCGATTTACGGTCGTCATCTACCGTGCTGTCCACTCTGTTACTCTTTGCCCTGTCGAAACCATTTCATCCCCAGCAACAACACACTATTTCTAATATGCTCTTGGTGGAGATGGGGGCTTCGAAGCCCCGTCCAAGACTCATTTCTCGTT